TATATATATATATATATATACTTATTCTCCGAGAATATTTCCGAATTCGTAAATCAAGGTCCTATCCAAGGACCGCAAGGTCCCGAGGGTCCGCAAGGCCCGCAGGGTATACAAGGCTTAGTAGGTCCTACAGGGCCGCAAGGCGAACAAGGTCCTCAGGGTATACAAGGTGAAAAAGGTGCAACAGGCGCGACGGGTCCCGTAGGTCTTAAGGGTGACCAAGGTTTGCAAGGTCCACAAGGTGAAATCGGTCCCGCTGGTCCAAAAGGTGAAACAGGTCCCCAAGGTCCCGCAGGGCGTAAAGGGTGATACTGGCGCACAAGGGATACAAGGCCCTGCAGGCGCTAAAGGTGATACGGGTCGGCAAGATTGTAATATATCTTGCCGATACCGAATAAAATAATAATGGAGGTGATTAAATGAGTTGGCGAGGACCTATAGGCATATTGCCTGATTGTAAAAATTTAAAAGAGCTTTGTGATACTATTAAAGAATGGTATGACATGCATATCGAAGCAGCACTTGAAGATGGAAGTTCGTACGATGTCGAAGTATTTGTAAGCGACTCACAAAGACTAATAGACAAATATAACGGCTACGACGAAACATCTTTTGTAGACCGAATGAAGAAAGAATTAGACGAACTCGAGGCTAAATGCTATGCTTTAGATAAGTTTATTAAAAGTACTAAATATCTTGAACTTGACGAAGAAAATCGTTCGTTGTTAAATGCACAATATAATTGTATGCTGACATATGCAACGATTTTAAAACGTCGTATTAAAATAAATGGAGGTAACTAAAATGGACATTAAATGGTCTATTGACGAACAAGTAAATGCGGTCATGAACGGTGGTTGTAAATTAACTGCAGCAAATGGTATATTTAATGTAATGTTAATGGCAGAGTCAGATACCATAAATCAGTATCAGTATGCAAAACAAGCACTTATGAAATTGTTTAACGACGAACCGGCAAAAGCGCAAGTACTTGCTAAGTTGGTAAACAATGTTATTGAGGACGAGGAAGACCACATTGAGTCGTTTAACAAAGCGGCAGCAATTATTGTAGGTAGCAAAGAACCTAAGGCTACTGAATACAACGAGGCGGTGAAGGGAGAATGACACCTTTGCAACACGAACAGATTATACAGATGTTAATGTCGATAACAAATAGACTTGACGATTTTGGTAACAGACTTCATAATCTTGAAAATGTGATCGCCAAATTGTCAGACAAGACAATTGTAATAAGTGACATTAACAAAGACCTAGAACAACTCAAAGTAGAAGTTAATTCGTTGAAAGACGAAAAGGAGGTATAAATGTTAGACCAATTTGGCGAACAGATTATGCAGATATTGTCAATGTCCCTTTGTGGAGTATCTCTTGCAACCATTATTGCAAACGTGATTTATTGTGTTAAATCAATTAAACGTGCGGCAACAAGAGCAAAGAATGACAAAGAAGAGTTTCAGAAACAACTGGACGTTTCCAAAGAGTACATTGAACAATCATTTAAGAATGCAGTACTCCCCTCTAAGATTAAACTTGACGTGAGTGAAAAGATTGAGAAACCAATCAAAGAGGGACTTGCACAGATGGAAGATAACCAGAAAGAGTACCTGCAGAAAATTCACGAAGAGAACCAAATGATACTCAAAGTACTCAGTCAATTCTCTCACACCAAGAAACTGTCCGAAGAGGACCAAGACAAAATCAAGGAAATTGTAGGCGAGGCAGTTACCGAAGAAGTTAAACTGTGAGGTGACTTATGGCTAAGAAAGTTAAAGCAAGGAAATTGAAAATGCCTTTGTGGCAAGACCTTGTCTATATGGCTCTTGTGATAATAGCACCTATTGTAATAACTTGTATCGAATTGTTTGACTCGCATAGTAGTGCATTTAAATGGTCATTTGCAAGTATAGGTTCAATTCTTATCACATTCATCGTAATTAAAAAGTATATTCTCAACAATCAAATTGATAAGTTAAAGAAAGAAGTATTTTCTTGTGAACATGATTATGCTGTCGGTGCGAGTGATGATAAATTAACTGAGGCAAAGTGGAGAAAAGCCAAACTGATATTGTATGCCTATAATGCTATCGCGGTCTTACTTGCCCTTGCATTATTCTATTTGTTTATCACAGCAATTGTAGATGGACTTATTGCATTTAAAGGTGCCGCAACTTTCATACTTCTGTTTGTAATATTTGGTATGATTTTTAAAGCCATTTGTTATGCGTCAGGCGTGTATGAAGATGAAGAGGAGGACAACTCCGGTGAACAAGAAAATAACTAATTTCAGTACTCAAAAGTTAATAACCAAGATAATGACGTGGGGAACAGCACTGCTGTTCCTCGCAGCTCTTGGTATCATGGCATATTTGTCATTTGTAACAAATGTTGACATCAATCCATCAGTAAAGAATATAACACTCATTGCAATGGTGGCTCTTGTACTTAATTTTATTGTTTGGGAAAGTAGACATCGTGCAGAGTATGATAGGTCAATGTTAACAGATATTACAAATGAGAAGTATAGTGTACACAGAAGATATTATTTTGCACGAAAAGGATTGAAACAAACAGAGGTTCAATCCTATATTCGTCAGTACAACAAAGATTACGTTCAAGCGTGGTTAGATGATGTTGTAGATGAAACAGGCAGAACTATTGAAGAAATCACAAATGAACCTTACAGAGGTCATGACCACAAATTGTTAATCTACAAAGTCAAGCATCACAAGTATCCGAAGTCTGGTATTAAACGCGCGAGAGAGGTATTGTCCGTACTAAATGTAAGTGGTAGCGATAGCATGAAAATCAACTTACACAGTGCTGAACACCAACACCTTAGTGGTGCAATTAGGAAAGTATTCACCTCATTGTTATCTACCCTGTTAGCAGCGTCAGTGACCGTAAACTTTGTAGAAGGTGACCTCAGCAGCGCATTCCTCACTTTGATACTTAACATTGTAATCTTGTTTACAAGTTTATTTTTCGGTACAATATCTGGTGCCAAAGCCGCAAAGATGAAATTGTCAATTGCAGAAACAGTGTCAGAATTACTTGAAGAGTGGCGTAAACAACCTCCGAAAGAAGAACCTTTTATAGAACACGTCCCTTCGGTTGATGCACAACCTATTGTAAAACCAGAGGTCAAGAGTGTGCAAGAAGAGAAACGTACTTCTGTAATTGAAATAAGCTGATCTATTGTAACATTCTTAGAGATTTCATTATAATATAGAATTGAAAACAAGCTGCAAAACGGCTGATATCCGACACTCGCACAAAACTATCAAAGGAGCAATAACATGTCAGACGGTGCAAACATTGGTTTTTCTTTGGAAGAGTTAGAGGCACTCTTTAAAGACGACCAGCAGACTACACCACCTGCGAATGACCAGCAACAACCTCAGGGAACTCCACCTACCGAGGGCAACGATCCTCAACCTGTTGACCAGACGAAATCCTTTGCACATCGGTTGAAACAGGAAACGGAGAAAATTCGTAAACAGGAACGAGATGCAATCGCAGCTGAACTCGGGTATCAGTCTTACGAAGAGATGCAAAAAGCAAAGGAAAAGAAGCTGCTTGAAGATAAAGGGTTAAATCCCGAAGATGTTGCCCCAGTTGTAGATGAGTTAGTACAGAAAAGGTTGAATGAAGACCCACGCATGAAAGAGTTGGAAATGTTCAAACAAAAGCAAGTTGAAGAATTTGCAAAGAAAGAGCTTTCCGAACTCTCTGCTCTCACAGGAACGACTTATACCTCCCTTGACCAATTGCCAAAGGACGTTGTAGAAGATTGGAAAAAGACTGGTTCGTTGAAACGGTCTTACATATCTTTGCATGGTGAAGAGTTAATTGTAAATGCACGTAAGTCTGTTGCAAAAGGTGAGACATCACATTTGCAAGAACCTGGCGGTACACCTCCACCTGTGGTAAACAAAAGACCTCTCACCGCTGATGAAAAGAAAGTGTGGAAACTATTTAATCCCGGCATGAGTGACGAGGAACTTAATAAAAAAACTATTGACATTTAATGGAGGACAATTATGGCAGGATTTGTTACTGGTTACCTGCAGCGTGAAGTATATCTTGACATTGACGTTGTCAATGATTGCAAGAGAGGCGACTTTGTAGTGGTGACCAACACGACGTATAATGCAGATGGTACGGTTGCTAAACGCGGTTCCATGGTTAAAGCTACGAAAGCCCAGGTTACCGCTAAAACGGCTACCCACATTGTGGCTCAGTCCGACCAGACTCTTGGTTATGGACACGTTCCCGTTGAGGACAGAGATTACAGATATGACCCGACGGTCAAAGGTACTGTAACCACTGCTCCGACGGCTGACACGACCACGTGGAAACATGTAGCACTTTTCAAAATTACGAATTGGGATGATGTAGTCCCCTCCCTTGATGGCAGCGATAGAACTTAAGGAGGCACAGACGAATGGGTGTAATTATCAATATTGATGAGGCTTTGAAACTTCGTTCGGAGTATAACATTCTCCGTGAGCCTCTTAACGAAATGATTATCAGACAGCAAGAGGCTTGGGAAAAGTCCAATCCCCTTGACATGATTTATAACAGAGGTACTCTTGACCAGTTCCAGCGCACCTATGTTTCGAGCATTGGTTTTGACCATGCTTTTGCTGAAACCAACGACTATGCGATTGGACCTATCTTCAACACAGCCGAAGGTTTCGCAGCGACGTATCGTACGAGAACGTTCCAAGGTTCCTTTATCATTACTCAGCAAACGCTTGAGGACCAGGAACTTGAACGTGCGAAAGATGATGCGAGCAGATTTATTAAACGTTGGCAAGGTGACATCGTTGAGTACGGTGTAGCTGCTTTGTCTGCAGCGTTTGGTGAGGAAGTTATCTGGGGCACGACTGCTGAAGGTAAATCCAAACTCAAACTTACTTCTGCAGATACGGTTGATGGTACGCTCGACGGAGTGAAGAACCCTTTGTTCACAAGCAAACACACTCTTGTTAAACGTGACAACATGACCGCGGCAGACATCACCGCATCGTTGCAGTCTAACTGTTTCTATGCAGATGTTGATATCCTTGGTAGCGACTCGGCCCGTATTGCTAAACTTGGTGATGTTATCAATCAGGTTATTACCTACATGGAAAACTTGAAAGATGACAATGGCAAGTATGCAGGTGTCAGCGGTGCAAAGAGAATTGTCACCGGTAACGACCCTCACTTGAAAGCGGCTATCGAAACTGCACTTTCCATGGATATGTTCAAACAAGGTGAAAGCTTGCAGATCAACCCCGCATACAAGAGGGCGGAGCTTGACGTTTCTCCTTACTTCCTTGACATTCCTCAGTGTAAAGCAGGCCAGGGTTTCTTCATTGTAGATAAAGCATACAATGCTGAAAACCACGGTCTTGAAATTACCGAACGTATTGCACTTACTCTTGACGTTGTATGGCAGAAGAGACCTGCAGGTGTCATCTACGATGGACGTCAGCGTTTCGATATCAACGTTGCGACGTGGAGAGGTGTTGCTTATGTATACCTGGGAACCCCTGCTGGTGCTACTGGCAAGTGGGACGACATCACTCACTTCACGAAAGTAACTCCTGCGGCTACCATTGTCAGACCTGTTGAGGTTGTTGGCACGGTGACCACAAAAGCGAGTTCTTAATTAGTTCACACCATCGCAATTTAATACCTTATTGTAGGGAAGGCCGGCCGGCATTTGTCGGCTGGCTTTCTCTTTTATAAGATGGTATGATGAGGCATTTTAATATATAATATTTTATCAATGAATATTTAATCAATAGAATATCTATCAATCGAATATTATATATTAAAATTGACGATATGCAGTTTTAATCATCATTTATAAATAAAATTTTGAGAGGTAAAATATGTACACATGGGGATACCTTAAAAACGCATGCCTTGCAAAATTAGACATGAGTGCAGATGATGCAATCAAAATGGGGATAATGAATAAGTTTCCATATTATGCAAATGAGGCACTTGGTCAAATTGTAAGTAGCATAAAACCTAAACACACTTATGCACAGTTTAACGTTGTGGAAGAGTCACACCTCATGTGCATATTGCAGAACAGATACAAAGACATAACGAATTGGGACTTCTTACACTGGGGCAAATGTGAGTATGAGAACTTTGACCAAGCACACAAAGATGCATGGGATACGTACAATTATTACTCTTTTGTAAACCAACCTATAAGAATGCCTGAGGACTTTGTATCATTTGGTGACCAAGATAATTATGTTGAAATTTGTAATCGCATGGTTGTTGCAACAGATGATGAATACAAGACGTATGGTAATTGTGAAATTATATTTTTCAAAGGTGGCAACTATCATATTTCGTACGATGCAAAATGGTTTGAGTTTTTGCCAGAAACAGATGACAATGTGAAGTTGGACATACCGCAAGATATACTTGATGCAATACCTTCTTACATTGTAAGTCAGTGTTTCAAGATTGACGATGAGCAAAAGGCACAAATTTATCGCAATGAATATGAAATGTTTCTTGCACGTATTACAGATGATTTGTATTACAGCAACAAGAAGTTTCATCACAGGTGGGAATAATGAGAAGAACGCTAAACAGAGAACCACTCAGTGTGAATGTTGGAAGTCTTGAAGAAAAGTACTTTAACTTTGCAGAATTTAAAGGAATTTGTAGTAACAAAAATTACATTACAATTGACCAACAAACCTTTGAAGAGGCAGAGAATGTGTACGTAGACCAAGACGAACAACTTCGCACGAGACCACCTGTAAAACGAGTGGAGGCGGTAGACCTTAAAGGTGGTAAAATTATCAACGTGTTCAAGATAAACAATCTTGTATTCTATCACGTAAGTTTTGGTTTTAGGTATGAACTTATATTCTTATACGAAGGGCATCAGTATTACAGACCTGTAGCAAGTCAAGTAAACATGCTGTGGCATGAGAATAGATACATTGTGTTTGAGAACACCGGTATTGAGGCGTTTTACATTGACTATACAGAAACTGACCCAGAGAAAAAGATTGTGTGGTTGTTACCGAAAGACATTGTCTTTGTACCAATAACTGAAATACATCAAGGTTCATCAATTGTTGAAAACACTTCTGAAAACTTATTTACAGATAGTTACAGGGTGCAATATATTTTTGATGGGGTATCAGGTACACCGACCACAGACTTAATAAATAAAAAGGTAACAATAACTCTTCCGTATAAAGATGAAAATGGTGACTGGGTAACAATGGAAACCACCTTTGTACCTAACATGGATAAGATGTTTGTTAAACCTTCTGAAACACTTGATATTGATGAAGTACAAGTCGTCAAGGTTGGGACAGTGTATTATTATCTTGCATATAACGATACTGGAAACGTGTGTTATCTTAGTACGACTGGTAAAAATTTTATACAGGTACAATATCCGTCGGACACATGTAGGGCACCTACTTTGTCAGAAGATGGAAGTGCGGTGTATCTTGTAGACACGAGTGCAACTACCTTGTACACGATGCCACTTAACGGCAACCTTGTAGGTCTCGGGTGGACAGAGATACCTTACACATTACCTACAAACATACGTTGTAATAGTAATGTAGAAATATCTACTACACCTCGTTTTGCTAATGCAGAATACAGTAACATTATATTGCAATCGGATTTTAGTGAAGTACCATTTCCATTTGGTTGCAGTCCGGAAACAGGCAAGGCAATGTATCTTGTACCTTGTAAATATAAATGCACCACCGTTACAAATACAAGTAAAACGTGGTCGCAATCGGGTACACCGACAACTTATGAAAATGAACTTGGTTGGGTGTTATTGATTTATGCAAATGGTGTGGTTAAATCCTACCTTGTAGTAGACATTGGTGCATTCAGTAATGCTTGGGAAGCCGGCATAAAGGGCAAAATGAATGTACAAATTTCAAATAATTTGTCATACATTGTCGTCGGTGGTAAAAACTTTTCAAATAGTTCATACTCTGGACTGTGCATGGCAATACTCAACAATAACATGGAGCCTTATTATTACGTGGACCCAGGTAAGCGTAGTACATCTACAATATACTATTTTGTAGATGTTGTAACAAGCACAACTGTTGAGATAACAGGTACATTTGACATCGTGTCCAGACTTGCAGGTAGTACACTTACCGTTAAATGTGCTCAATGGTCTGGGTTTAAGTGGTTCGACGCAGTCATAAGTAATGCAGCATTGTACGAAAATTATAATGCGAGTAACTATGTATTACAACATACATTTACAGGTGATGGTCACAATTCAGGTCGATTAACTTACCCGATTGAGTTTGATAGAACGGTTACTGAGAAAGATTTTCCGTCAAATGTTCAAGCAAATAATGGTATCAAATTGTCTATTGATAATGACAATATGTTGGTACAGAATGGTTATTATTACAATAAACAATTACTTGATTATTTGACGCCAGACACAGGTGTAGTTAAACCTATGTATTTTGACAACAACATAATTGTGTATACAAAAATGGACACCGTAGGCGAAGTTGTCATATACAGTTCAACGTATGATGAAAAAGTTTATGTTGAGTATTATGAAAATGTAGACTATGACAGCGACGGTAATCCCATCATCAAGTTTAATTATTATTTGCCAAATCATGTAATAAACTTTATAGATGACGTTATATCTATAAATGAAAAGATTTATTATAGTGGTAACGCAGAACCGAAAGAATTGTTGTACTTTCCAGTAGACAATAATAAAATCTTTGAGGACACTGTCACCAATCTTGTAGTATTTTCACAGACGTCACTTGGTATATTCCTTGAAGATAATGTGTATGAGTTACAATATGATGACAGCAATAGTACAAATGCAATACACCTCTATTTGTTAACACCTACAAAATTAAAACTTGGTTGTAAAGAAGGTGCAGACATATTGTTAAACTATGACGGTTCAACAATTGTACTTGCAAATTTAAAAGGTGTAACCGCACTCACCTATCAAGACTTTGTACAATCAACTGAGCAGACGTATTCATATCTTAGCGAAAACATAATGACTGATTATTATGAATTTGCAACAGGCCCAATCAAATTGTATCAATTTAAGGATTATATCTTTGTATATCAACAAGATAAAAATCAAATGTTTGTACTTGACGCAAGAAAATCATCATGGTGGAAATGGACGAATATCGGTAACGTTGAGTTTCTTGTAAACAACGACTCACAGTTGCAAATTGTAGTTGATGGCAATTTGTATTACTACGACTTCGGTGCAGATGAGATACATGACTTAGATACTCATATAATAAAGTGGCACGTTAAGAGTCAGAAGTTACACTTCGATGCACCGAATAATTACAAACACATTCGCTCACTGTCAGTGATAACGTCTCAGGTAGGTAATAAATTGCGTTTCAAACTGTGGTTTAAGAATTATCGTAATTTAAACAATTTGCAAGACACAGATGTTGTATCGTACGAAATTGAAGAACTTAGTACATTGATTAAGCGCGTCAACTTTGTAAAAACGAATGCGTTCCAATTTGAGATAGGTTCAGACGATATGGATAAACACCCCGTTTATTTTGTGACACCTGACATTGCGATAAAATATAGAATAACAGAGAGGGTAAGATAATGCAAGGAATGGTTTTAACTTCTGACAGTGCAGCACGTCAACTTAAAAACATGAACCGTGACTATAACAATAAGTTGACGTGGCAGAATGCACTTAACTCAGTGGACGCATCTGCGACACAAGTTCAACAGGAATTGCAACAGAGTTATACAGACGCGTCTGCACAGGCGTATGCAGCATATTTGCAAAATAGGGCTGCTCTTGCAAACAGTGGATATATCGGTGCTGGTGCGAAAGCACTCGGTGCCAGTGCAGATAACGAGCTGACTCAATTGTATGAACAGTATGCAAGTAATCGTACTAATCAATTAAGTGCTATTGAGACTGCGAGACAAGAACAACAAGATGCAATCGAAGATATTCTTGCACAACAAGGTGAGTATACCGCAAAATATGACAAAGCACATTATGATTACCTGAATTGGTTGTACGAAAATAAACCTGAGTACTTTGAAGAGGGTGGAATTTTTGAGGACATGATGTACATCAGCGATGATGAGGATAATCCCGAGATTAGACTTAAAACAATGAATGAGTTGTTTATGCCTTCAACAAATGAAGCAGGTGAACAGACTGGTTTGTACAGAGAATTGTATGACGAGAATGGTAATCCCACAGGCGAATATGAATTAACACTCAAAGGAGTAGATTGGTATGACAGAATTGAAAATCAACTCAATGGATTGCAAGGGAACAAAGACTTTAAAGATGCTGGTAATTACACTTTTGGTGAGTATTTGTCACAAACTGACGAGGATTTGTTGAACTGGGCACAGTCTTACAACCCTTGGAATTATACTGAGGCTGGTACAAATGCTGGTACATTTAAGACAATGTATGGTATGGCGAGTACTGATACGAGTTATGCATTTGCAGAACGGTTTGGTGGATTAACGAAAGGTGAACTTGAACAAGGATTTAAAGATTTCAGTGAAGCAATGGATGTCGGAAATCGTGATAAACTTACAGATAGTGTATTTGATTTAATTGATAAGTTTGGTCTAAAAGATGAATTTGAGGAAGATGGACTGACCAAAGAAACCTTGTCAAAGGTTATTAAAAGTATCGGTGATGGTGAAAAAGCAGAGGAGATTGCAGACAAGTATCTTGTACCAAATTGGATTATTGGCACATTACTCGGACCAGTTGGAATGCTTGCTGCAGGGCATGAAACTGCTGCTGATAAACGCGAGTATGAGAGATTGTACCGTGAAGGGTATAATGACTTGTTGACACAGATTACATCTGCCGCAATGCAGAAACGACGTCAGCAAGAAATAGATTTTACTACTGGAAATTATCGGTAGAATGAGGCATTTTAATATATAATATTTTCTCGATGATGAATTCATCGAGAAAATATTTATCGGGTTAACATTATATATTAAAATCATTGAGAATTGATTTCTTGGTGAAATATATAATAAGATATTCATAATAATTGTGAAGAGCAATAAAGGAGTATAAGTATGGCAAATCTCATGAAGAAACAACAAAACTTTCTTAATCCGACAGATTTCTTTTATAATACGTATAAGAATAACGCGTATTTTAAACAAGAGGATTGGGACACATTTAACAAACGTGGTGAACTTGATAGTTATATCGGAATTGTATCGCAATTTGATAAATTACCTGCGTATGATGTACTTGACAAAAAGTGGCATATCAGTCGTGCCGACACTGATTTGAGGTATGCGATGTTGGCAACAGAGGCAAATGCAGATAGAACAGAGCTCAAAGAGTATGAAATTGAAGTACCAATATACACCAATCCAAATGGAACCGTTCCAGAATTTATAAAAGATAGCGACGGTAATGACGTACCAAATAAAATAAAAGAAAAGGTACAAATGACCGAGTATGATTATTTAAGTAAACAGTTCCAAGATTGGGTTGAATATGATACAAATGTTCAGCGACAAGAGATTTCGGAAAACGGAAATGGTGCGTTAAAAGTTTTTAACACCGTAATAGGTGCACCTGTATCTTGGTTTGTGGAAGGTGTAGGCAACGTTGTCGATAATTTTGCAGGCGTATTAGGTTTCATAACCGATAGCACAATAGACCTTGCAAGCACTGGTAAAATAAATACCTCATGGGCAGATTATGTCGGACAAGAAGGTCACATGAGTGAAATTGCACGTAAAGCTGCATATTATAGTTATTATACAAATAAGAATGGTGATTTAAACAAGGCTGGTCAAATTGTACAAGGTCTTGCAAATAGTTTCGGTGAAGCGTCTATCATGATAGCGGCAAATATCATGTTACCAGGTTTCGGTGTTGGTGTTACATTGTCATCTGTTGTAGGACAGGGTGCATATTATACAGGCATGTTTGGTGGACGCGTTGGTGATAGAGTTAGTGACCCCTCGTTCGATAAGGTAGACGAATGGAAAATTGTAACCGAGGCTGCAGTTCAGACAATGCTTGATTATGCAATCACACTTGGCATGAACAAATTCTTAGGTGGTTCGTTCATGGACAAAGTGTATCGTGGAATTGCACCTAAAGCCGTTAAAGGCGGTCTTGTTGGTAGATTTGTTCATGACTTTTTGTCAGAAGGTCTTGAAGAGGGTTTACAAGAATATGGTTCGTATCTCATAAGTGAAATCATGGCGATGAGCGATAAAGAGTTTCACAATGAGGATTTTAGTTTTCAAACCGTGCTTGATGCATTCGTACTTGGTGGTTTATCGTCTGTCATCATGAACATTGGCGGTATTATTACTACTAACAAAATTGAAATTGGCGATAAAAAGTTTGGTAAAATTAAATCGTGGATTTATAATGCCAATATTGCACAATTAAATGACGCTTATATGCGCCTCATTGCTGATGAGAATTTGTCTGTTGACGAACGTGCTCAAGCGATGTCTGCAATGTATAATTCTTTTGTACTTATCTCTAAAGCATATAATGCACTCGGTGATGAACGTGTACAGGCTGCAAATAATTTAATTGAAAGAATGTACAACAAAGTCATCAGTGAACCAGATTTTGTAACGGAGTCCGAACTTGGCAATCGGATGCGTGCGTATTATGCAAGAGATTATGCACAGAATGTGATGAGTGAATTGAATAAACTCGGTCACGAATATGCTATTTCTAAAATAAGTGAAATTATTTTGAACGATGATGAGGTACAAAAAGAGATTGCTGACACAGGTATAACGAAGATTGCTGACTTCATTGAGAAAGCAGACATGCCAAATGTTGAGAATGGCAAGAAAATGAAAAAACTTGCTGATGATATGAATGTCGACAATGTGGCATTGACAGATGGTGATAGACCTATTGTAATCGGTGATACATTGTTCATCAATCCCGACATTCTCAATACATATGACAATGTTGGTATTATTCGCAGCACCGCTACTCAGACAATTGTAAAGAACATTCGTCAACGTCTTAACAAAGATATGATGAGACGTATCTTTGATTTGTATAAACAAAATATACAAGACAAACGTAAGGCAAATTACAATGATGCGATAATGCACCTCATGTTTAATCCCACGTTTTTTAAAGTGTGTCTTGCAACCGCAGACCAAGATATGTACAACTTCTTGTCTATGCTTGACAACCTTGTAGAAAAAGCAAGTGGAAGAACGAATATCGAGAAACTTGCATATCAACAGGTCGTTAAAGAAGTACAGAAGTCAATGAAGGCGCCAATCATTGAGTACCTCATCAATCAACAGAACGCACGGTATGATGATTTAAAAGTGCTCACTAAAACTGAAAAACAATTCATCAAAACAAAACGTTATAGCAAAGACCTTGCAAATCGTATACTCAGTGATGAAGAGTTCAAAAAGTTAACAAATGAAGATTGGAATGTAATAAATAATCGTATCAATTATTTGCAAGCAGACAAACTTGTAAAAGACCAAATACGTAAAATGTTACACTCTGAAAGTGCAAATGCTCGGGCGGCAGGTCTTGGTATACTTGATAACGAATATAGGGGTAAATTTTTCACCCTGTACAACGATTCATATTACTTGAAACAATTGTCACCTGGCAATAACTGGTTCAATGAGTTCATGAAAGAAAATAAATTTAGTTTGTTGTCTTTCTCCTCAATGCGCTTTCCTCAACATATTGTAGACATATGCATGACAAACTATGGCAAGGTTGACAATGAGTCACTTTTGTTAACCGTTAGGGGTCAATTTCAACTGTGGACACAATATAATTTTGATATAATTGTGGATGAAAGTGTTGGCACCGTTAAAATCGTACCACTCAAAGACACCGCGAAGATATACATGCAAGACAGCATAAATTATACTTCAGAAGTACAAAGGTTTATGCAAGAGGCAATGTATACGGAGAATGGTTCTTATCTAATACCTTCGCAAGATTACAAGATAATGCGTGACTTCACAGAGTTCTTAATCAGTGGTGAAAAGTTCAGTGATATTGACAGAAGTACAATTCGTATTAACCAAGTTATACAGAACCCGGATTTATATTTAAAAGAGTCCATTAAACGTGCAATAAAAGATGATTACAAGAAAGTAAATAGTTATACCACATTTATGTATCTGCGTGCATTGTTGTTACAAGATTATGAAACAATAACGATTACTCAATTACAGAATGGTGAATATGTATTCGTAGACCTTGTAGATGCATATGGTCAACTCAAAGACGATGTTGGAAACGCAGACCGTGGTTCAAACACCATTTGGGATAATGCATGGAAAGATGGTGAACACGAAACCGTAAAAGGTAAGGAACAAGTTACCTTACCTATAAGTTACTTTATTAAAAGTGATAGATTGGTTGGTCCTCTTGCAGACGTTAAAGTCATTCTTGTAAGCGATAAGTCAAATGCAGGAACATACAATCGTCAAACAAATACCATCACGGTTACAAAAACTAAGAGTAATGCATTCTTTAAATTTGTATTATTACATGAATTCCAACATGCGATACAAATGGCAAATGGAATGAACCCAGGTTTGACACTTAATTTTAACGTTGACGATAACTTAATTGCAGACTTTGAAAAGCATGCACCAGATGTGTTTAAACGTGGTGATGGCTCATACGTGACAGAGCGAAAAGATAAAGTTCGAGCTATTCAGTGGTATTTGTACAATACATCTGGTGAGCATATTGCAAATTTGCAAGGTGACATGGTTGCATTTGTGCCTACTCTTGTAGTAAATAACACAGGTTTTGCTGCCGACGTTGTAACTCCATGGGGAACACGACACACAATCTTTTTCAATGACCAAGCATATGATGAGTTTCGGATGCCTGTGTATGGACACAATGACGTGTACACAGAATTGTTAAGTCCGAAAGAATATCAAGAATATTACAATCTTGTAGAGAGCGGTGACAACGTACGTACAGACGACCAAGAAGTAAGGTACGGTGAACTTAAACGTGAACTCTGGCCTATAATGAATGAGTATTGGTCACAAGAATTTGGCGGCGGTTTCATTGATGAAAAAGTAAAACGTAAATTGTATGACAAGATTACACCGGAAGTAAGACAAAAAATGTTAGAACTTATGCACTTGAGTCTTGCACCAGGCGTATCATTTGAAACGTTTATGAATATGACCTTGCCTTATGCACGTATGCAGATTACTTCCGGTGTCTATAAAGATGTATTCTTGTCCGTAGCCGTCGGTGAAACGGCGATGAGTTGGTTAAAGATGCGTTATAACACAACTCGCGGCGTACTGTACGTAGGTACACTTAAACCGAGTGATATAATCGGTTACGTTGGTGAAGAACTTGATGAGGCACTCTTGTCAAGTAAACAGGTTAATAAAGCAAAAGAAGTTAAAGTTGCAATGAGCCTTGGTGAACTCACTGTTGCAAATGAGATTGAAGGTACAACACTCATCGATGGTGATTATATGTACAAAATCAGTTACGCAGAGGCGGTGACGACGCAGACCGATAATAGTGAAATACTTCGTAAACTTAAATTCAAACAGAGTGATAACATTGTAAAAGACAGAGTGAGCGTTGTATTGTCAGACGGTACAATTGAGTCAAGTACAAATAATGAGTTTATGTACAATAGCGATTTATCAATGGCGTTAAAACGTAATCCTACACGTGAAGGTTACAGATTGCTTAGGACTACGCCTCTTGTACAATACACCGTTTCAGGAGCATACGTACGTATGCCACTCAATTATACTCAGGCACAGTACGATACTATTGTAAAACAACTTAAATCACTTGGTGACATTAGTATTACGATATACGTCGCAACAGGTGACTATAAATATTTTGCAAGTTTGAATAACAGAAAGAACAATATTGCAGATATTGAAATGCTCATTGACAGAACACTTGACCAATTCAATTTAGAGGTTGACGAATTCATCAGCAAACGCATGGTTGCAGAAGAATTTGCAATGAGCGAAGATGAAGTAATTGGTTCACAACCCAAAGAGATTGCTATTAAAGAGCGCAAAAATAAACGTGGTGCAGTAAAAAGACCTGACAGTGAACGTAACTATGTCAATAAACAAATGGCAGGTGATACTAACTTAAAGTATTATGTTGGTAGATATATTGCAAAAGATATGCAAGAGTTTATCAAAGAGGCGTCACCTACTCGTACAGAACCCGAATTGTATGAAATGATTGTCAAAGGTGAGATTTCATACTATGACATTGACAAATATTTCCGTTCACACGATGAGATGAATGAATACACATTTAATCTCATAAACAAGTACTTCTTCAAGAACACCATACTTGATACAAAAGCAAAATTAGAAAAGTTTATTGCACTTGATATCCGTTACTATTATGCACTCAATGCATTATTAGAACAGGCAGGTATGAGTGAACAAGCTAGCAAACCTATGACACTTGAGGCATTCACTCAACTGTTCGAGAAGGCACAGAAAAACCCTGCATTAAAAGCACAACTTGACAAATTGTTAGTGCATGCTTTTGAACACAGGGTTTATAACAAAGATTATAAAAAGAATGGTGAACCGAAATTCAAATATGAGCTACTCGACATTGATGAAAATCACATGCGTACATTGGCAATGAGATTGATGAACGGTTCCATTGACAGTGCCGCAAGAGTAATTGCAACTGCAAGAGCGATCGCAATGTCTTATAAATACGGTGAACATTGGGATACTGCAGATGTTAAGAAAGGTGCAGGCTCACTTGATGAGGCTACAAAGAGTGGTAAATCTGGTGAAGATGCTGGTACAAGACTCGATGTTGTTGCCGATGAAAAGAGTGGACGTGATTTCTTTGACCAAGCGTATGATGAGCGTGTCGCAAATGACCCGAACAGTGTTAAATACGATGTGTTAATTGATTACTATGGTAAAAAATATCGTGCACAACACACCGATTGGAAAACTTATTCACAAAAGAAACGTTATCAAGTTGCACAAAGTATCTATAACAAAGTGCACAACATGTCACAAGAAGACCTTGATAACAGATACAAGAAGATTATCGCGAAACAGGAAGGTGCAAAATTGTCAGATACTGCGGTTGAAAATGACACTGTGTTACCTGTTAAAAATGTTCGTAAAAATCTTGTAACACGTATCAAGAGTCTTGGTACAACGATATCAAATTGGATATCAAACAAACAATGGAAGAACCTACCAGATAAATACAAACAATACTTTGATGAGGAAACTCATAAATTAAAACCTGAGTATTATGCAAATGTTGAAACAGGCGCAAAAGAATTCCCCAGACTTGAGGCATTACGTGATGACTTACGTTTTATAAGTGATGGTTTACAAAGAGGTAGTTTTACTACAAAGAAAGGTGCACAACTTGAGGAGCGTCTGCGTAAAGCAAATGAAACGATTGCAAAACAGAAACAACAATTGAGGTCTGCAAAATTAAAAGCAGGTGAAAAAGAAGTAACAATAATTGAAACAAAGACTCGTGAATTTACCACTCAGTCACAGCGTGTAATACCTGAGAAGTTGCAGATGATACTCGAGAATACATTTGATGAACATCGTAAATCAACGGTTAAATTCCTTGCAACAGAAAATGATTATAACACTCGTATCAATGCAAAGAAATTCTATCAAATGAGTGCAGATATACTCAACGGTATCACAACATCGGACATCGAGGAAATCATAAATTTCTATGAGGGTGCAATTCTTGTAAACGCAACAGATGCAAGTCTACGTAACTTTAAGGCATACGAAACCTTGTTACTTGCCTATTTTGTAGAACAGTATAGAAACAAAGCGTATCCCGACTTAGACCCTTACTTTGTTGAACGTGCAGAAGATATACTTAAAACAAAGGCCACCATCTCTGCTACTGAACTCTCGACGTGGAGGTCGGTAATGCGAAGGGTGGACCCTAACAAAGTTATTATACAGGCGATGGCCAGTAAGTTTGGTATAGATTTTGAGGATAGCGAAGTAACACAACTACGTAAAGCAGTTCAAACGGGTAACCTTAAAACTATTGAAAATGCACAACGTAAATTGTATAACAATGCATTGAAGAGATACAAAGGTAACAAAGTTTCATTGATGGATAAGATACTCAAATTCCAAAAAGCAATGATGCTATCTAATCCAGCGACTGCAGTACGAAATCAAGTGTCGAATGCAATGTTGTATAAAGGTAATCAACTTGCGGACTTCCTCGGCAATCTTGTAACAAAGAAAAGTACCAGACCTGAGCAGTTCCAAATCACCGGTGTAAAAGTTAGTGAAAAGACTGCCAACTTTGTAAAGACGGAGTTCTTGGACAGTGGTTTCTTTAACCTAATAAGTGACGGACTTAGCAAGTATGATACGAGAAGAGCGCAAATGAATGTAGGTGGAGAGTTAATTGTAGACATGATTGCAACAGGTATTGCTACTGAAATCTCATATAACAATACCTATAACAAAGATATGATGAATACAATTATCAACACCATATTTAAGTTTCAGACGGACGATTTATGGATAAGAAAAACTGCAATTAGATACATTGGCAAATTGTTAGAACAGCAACAGGTTGATATTGACCATGGTAAAACCTCAGAGGTACTTGAAATTGTAGCAGAGGGATATACTCGTGCGGCAATGGATTATATGCATCGTAGCAATGTGTTTAATAGCATTGAAGCTAAGTTCCGTGAAAGAGCGCCAAAAGCATTCTTCGGTTATAAATTATTGTTCCCGTTTATGCCGAGTGCGTGGAACTGGTTTGTTGAAAGTCTTAATTGGACACCTCTCGGTTTAGCTAAAAACATTGTAAACCTTATCAAAGTTGAAAAGACAATAACAGACCTTGAAAACAGACGTATGAAAGGTGAACCTGTTATGTCACCGAGATTTGCAGAAGCGATGGCAAAGCGTGGAATAGGTAAAGGTATCATTGGTTCCTTTGTAATGGGCTTGGGTATGTTACTCGGTGCACTCGGCGTAGTAGGTGTAGATGACAAAGATGATAAACTGAAACTTAAATTCGGAAATGTTTATGTTGACATTGCAAATATCTTTGGTACCTCGTCATTTATTGTAGGTGCAGAGTTAATGAACCCTCGCAAGGGTAACGCAATGGAAGTACTTAAGGCGACATTTACGGCACTCATCGAAGACAGTTGGTTTAATGATATTGCAAATATGTTTAGTTACGGTTCGGACTCTGTGTGGGATGTGTTACTTGATGAGACTAATAATTTGTTAACATCGTTCATACCTAACTTTGTAAAATCGTTTTCGAAACTATTGTACAATTTTGATATCAAATATGACAGTGGTTTTCTTGGTAATTTACAATTCTTTGCAGCACAAATACCGGGTGTAGCATATGCACTACCTAAGAAAATCAATCCATACACAGGTGAGGTACAGAGCACGTATGGCTTACCATTCTTTGCAGACTTTGCAATAGACATACTTAATCAATGGTTACCTTTTAAAATTCAACCTCGTGTTTATACAAAAGCAGAAAAGATTGCAATGAGCTTAAGTGTAAACAAAGGTCAATTGACAGGTGAATACAAAGACATTGGTAAAGTAGACTTCTTTACACTGAATACAAAGTATGGTGAATTAAACAAGACGGACTTAGAAGCCTTTATAAATAATCGTACGAGATATGATGTCCAAGATGACAAAGGTGTTTTAAGAAAGAATTTGTCATACAATCAAATGACTGATGAACAAAGAAAAACCGTTATCGAACGTATAATGTCCAATAACGGTATCTATGCAAAAATATATGCATGGACTTCCAAAGGTCATAAGTATTACACAAATGCATCGGAATATTCCACACTGAAGAAACTTGGTATAAGTAAAGGTGTCTTTAAGGGCGATAAAGGTTTCGTTTCCTAAGCAGTTTATCCAAATTATCTATCTCCAATTTTGTATCTGCATCAATTGCCAGATACTTCCCAGACACGGGGCATCTCACTACGAGGTGCCCTTCGTCTTTTTCTACAAACCTTAGTGCATTCTTTAAACCATTACAACAATCTCGAATGTGACAGTAAACATCTTCGATATCGTCATACTCATATGGTAAAAATGTTTCGTCAAGTATTAAGTACATTGTATACCTCCTTGTAATTTAATTGATTTTAATATATAATATTTTCATCATGAATATTTAATCGAAAGAATTATTCTCATCATGATATTATATATTAAAATCATTCATATGCAGTTTTAGATTAGATTTCATAATCAAATTTATGAGTTTTAACTAAACTACCATCTTTCAATTCTGTCCACTCAATATTGAGTTTATCAAGTGCTTCGGTTATATAAAACATATAATCAATCTTCGGTTTGAGTTCGTCAATATTGTATTTCTTAACGTCATCATTGACAACAATACAGTGTTCACCAATTTCAGGCATCTTGGTATAAGACAAAGAATTTGTTTTATTATTACGTTTGGTTTTATACAAACAACCATAACGTTCATCGTTCGTCATAATGACACGATTTCCTTTAAATAATTTAATCTCTTGTCCATTACTCATTTTTTGTACTACGCCAGAGTACGTGGGACCTTTCTTACAATAATACATGAAATTGTAAGGGTCTCGTTCATTGACAATTGTTTCTACAATATTCTTTTTGTTTAACAACCATTCTTTCGCCGCCTTTGCAGCAACAAAACCAGACAAACCAGATATTGTCGCACAACCAATATTCAAAATATTTGTAGATAACCAACCGCCTTTCGATTTTTGTTTACCACCTTTCTTGATCAACAAGTAATTGTTAACATCTCTTTGCCAGATTTTCTCAACCTCATCGTATTCAAGTAACATTTGTGTCATTTCTGACCACTCATCACAAAGTTTTTTAACAAGGTCATAATCCTTTCTACGGAAGTATGCAAGTATACCATCTGTATTACTCTGAATAACTTGGAAACCTGGTACTTTTTTGTAAAGAGTTGCAGCAAGAGCTGTCAACAATAATTGACCAACTCGACAAGTACTTAAACAATGATGTCTGTCGTAAAGGTCAAGATACTTATTACCACTCGCACCGTATGTCGTATTCAAGATAAGTTTATATGCTTGTTGCAATAAATCATCGTCAAAGGTTTTATTTTTCTTTGCTTTAAGTTTAAGTCGTTCTTCAAAAATCTCTTTGAAGTATGCAGGATTTTTAACCGCTCTACTAAGCAATCGGAAGAATATTAACAACGATGGATAGAATGATGCAACGTCAAGGTTAACCATTACCCACTCATCGTCACTTTCAACATATAAACATTTTGCTAAATAAGAATGAACTCCGCCATTACCGAATGTAACGACGTTGTTAAATACATTTACCTCGATTGTTTTACTTTTAGGGTTCTCACTTTTACCATCGAAGTAATACGGATTGTTCCGTATCTCATCTACCAACTTTGTACCGAGTGCATCGTAAATATATTGTCTACAATGTTCTGGTAACTCAACACTATCACAAAGTTCATCTGCAAAGTTCGTTCTCTTTGCACCAAGAACGAGTGCACAGACCTGGGCATTTGTGTATTTGTAACACGTCTCAATCGGAATGTTGAACGCTTTACTGATTGCAAGTTTTGCTTTAATATTTACTTCTCGAATGCGTACAAAATATTCCATTGTAGAATAGACGTCATGCTTACAATAATAAGTCATATCATCTTTTTGTTCTTGCATCATGTTCTCAGTGTTAAAATCTACTTCACTTTCTAACACACTCAGACCAAGTAAACCCTCTTTGTCTTTAAGTGAACCACCGTTGTCATCATCAAACAAATCTTGATACACTACACCTGGCATTCTACGTTTTGCAAATGATTGTAACCGAATGTGTTCTTTTGATGCAAACTTTGTTTTAGGGTCAATGATTAAATCGTTTACAATTTTAACCTGTTGAGGACTAAATCCTTGATATATTGCATTCGCAATCATCAAGTCATAATATTTAATATTGTAACCAATCATCACGTGGTCAGGTTCACGTAAGACTTCAATCATACGTTCTCTCGCATCAGGCATATCGCTTGATATAATTGTAAACGTATCTTTAATAGTTTCATCAAAGACTCGGTCTGCAGGCATGTCACCTGTTACAAGTAACCACCAATTAGGCGTTACCTCAAAGTCGAAAAATCTTTCAATCATTTATACTCCTTTAAAACGGTTTAAATTTTGCATCGTAGTCACCAATCTTTATAAATTGTAACTTATTACTCTTTTGTCCATCTACTATAATGAACGATGTTTCTAAATCATATAATGCGCAGACGTCATCTCTAAATGAAGTTGCAGTCATTGGTCTTGCGTGACCATTTGTCTGTGCCCACTCTTGGAATTGTCCATACATTGATAGACAAGGTTTATTGACTAAATCACCCGTTGTTATATCCATTTCATATAACCACTCATTGAGAGGACTTTGTCTACATTTAAATATCCTCAACAGATCTTGCTCAGATTGATTTATTGTAAAGTGACCTTCCTCAATAACTTTGCGAATACCTTCTACCGCTTTGAACAAGAAGTATTCCATATCGGTATTTGTTATTTTCAACATGAATGTGGGGTCTGGATTTTCAACCTTGTGATTTAATTCAATTAAAACAATTCGTCTGTACAAACCTGACGTTCTGTCCATAATTTTTGGCAATTTGTTACAAGAGAAACAGCATGTTGCAAAAGGTTTATACACCATTGGGTCTTTGTATATCTGTCTAACTGTAACTTTGTTACCAGATACAATGGACTTAAATCTGCCCGTGTTTTCAAGTGCTCTTCCATCAACTACATCGTCGTCAATGTTCAACAATTTGTTAACCATTTCTGCAAGGTAATAATCTCTATCCATGTCTACAAGACCTGTGTGAGATGTGTTATCTACACCTACAAGTTTTTCTAACAAATTGAGATATGTTGATTTACCAGTCTGACCTTCACCTTGAAACATAAAGAACTTTTCAAACATGTTGCGTTTCAATAACGTATAACCTGCAACTTGATACAAAAAGTTTATCTTTATTATGTCACCGTTTGCAATCTCTTTCATAAACTGCATTATTCGAGGTGACGCCTCTGGATTATTTTCATACCTCCATGGAATAAATATTGTATTATAATCCGTCTTATTCGGTGTTTCAAGTTCACCTGTTACAAGATTGAGTATACCATTCTCTACTGCTATCTTGTGCCAGTCTTTGTTCATGTCATCATCTTGTACACGTGCTTTGATTTTGAGAAATTCTGTAATCTCTCTACGTGCATTACGAGATAAATTCTTTGACAATTCAAAATGGATAATATGTTCTACTTCATTATCGGGTATCTTTTTATAATATGAACCGGTAAATTTATAAAACGTATTTCCATAATAAATTAAGTCATATCTACCAAGCAATTTCTCAGCAAGTTCGTTGTGAATATTTGTTTTTGACAGTTTGCCAGGGTCCTCAACGTCTACCTTTTCACGAAGTACCGTTTTAAATAACTCATTATTTGGCATCGGTTGAGAAAACAAAAACTCATTTATTATACGTATAGACTTCTCAATCTCTTCCGCTGTCAATTTCTTTGTACATTCAAGTTTCGTTCTCCACTTGAATAATGCATTGTTTCTACCATCACCATCTTGTAAACCAATAAATGACGGTGTACTATCTTTCATCAATGGTCTTAAAAAGTAAGGTAACGGTTCAACATAATCATTCCATTTACCCCATCTACGATGTGGATCGTTACAAGGTAAGATTATGTAACCTGTCTTATTTGCACGTGTGTCAATGTCAATGTTAAGTGCACATTTACAATGACTATCACTCGTGACCATTTCTGTAGGGTCTATAAACAAGATATGCATTCCACGAGAAGTATAATTGTATGAATAATTTACCTCCCACTTTTGTAACAAACTTTCAAGTTTTTCTTGTGAATGCTCATCATCTGCGTTATCAATATCTACAACAACCATTCCTTTTGGTACAATCCAACCAACACGTTCACCATTCTCAACAAGTTGTTCTGCCTCTTCGTAACTCAGTGGTTGAGTTTTCCATTTTGTTAGAGGTCCCTTTGTATCGAACTTACTGTCATACTCTCTTGTTTCCCATTGTTGTGGATTATATCTCGGAATACGTACATAACCACTGTTCGGATAAATTCTGTTAAGTCTTGCAAACATCTCGTCCATTTGTTACAGGTCTCCTTTGATTGACATAAATAAATTAGACAGTGACTCTTTACGTCTAACTGCACTCCATATTTTATTTTCAATACTACCATCAAAAATCAACGTTTGTATTTTAACCGGCAACTTTTGTCCCATACGATATATACGTTTACACATTTGGTCATATGAAATAAACGAATAGTCAAGTGTGTAGAAAATCATTCTGTTACATATTTGTAAATTAAAACTTTCACATTGACTACATTGTAATAACAATTTGTTACTTTTACCTGCCTTAAAATCTTCTACATTGTTTACAGATTTCGGAAACGCCTTTCTTAAATCCTCTAAGTCTTTAACAAATCTGTAAACAATAACCACTTTCTCATCATCTCGTACATTGTTTTTAATCCAATCAAGTTTATCATTATGTTTAAATTCAACAACCTGATTTCCACCACCATCTTTTGGAATATACAAATAACCATTCGCGGCCTGATGCATTTTATTAACTGCATTTAATTTAGCCATTGTTGTTTCATAATCTGCAAGTTTGATGATGCCCTCCTCCGTGTCTTTATACTCTTTTGTTTTTACAAATGGAAGTTTAACAGTTTCCACACTTAATTCTGGCATACTTCCATCATCTTCATAATCAATACGTTGAGAATATTTTGCAACATTTGCCTCAAAGCCTGCTCTGTATCTATGGTTTATTCCGAGTACTTCTGTAAACATTCTGCCACCCATAAACTTTTTATCTACGTCACAACATTCATCTACAAATCTACTATACGAAATGTCACCAAACCAACTGATATGCATATTATGGAATTGACAAAAGACATCTAACTCAGTATTACCGACAGGTGTACCAGACAAACCAAATACAAATCTTGCTTTCTTACAAATTGTAAAACAAAGTTTACTTATCTGACTATTGTGAGCCTTAATTCTGTGACACTCATCAATAATTATTACGTCCCACCTTTGTTTAATTAACTCAACTTTTCGTTTCTCTTGTATTGCCGCCGAGAATGTAACATACATTGTGTTCTTTGGCATTATCTTTTGTGGTACAATTTCAACATTCCACATGTCTCGTATTGCGCCTGCCGTAGACATTACAAGAACTCGTGCATTACCGTTCATACTTTTGTCAATATCACGGGTTGCCTCAATACAAGGATATGTTTTACCTTTGCCTGGTTTGTAATACAGACATGCATGTTTCCGCTCTAAAAGAAAAGGAACACCGGCTGCTTGATATGGCAGTCGGTTTTGAAGATATTTTATGTATTCCATTTGTCAACACCTGTAATTTTAATCATCAACATTTCAACAATTTCACTATCATCAGTAGCGATCCATATGCCACCTGCATCACGTATCTTTCTACCTACAATTTTTTGAGCATCGGATACATCGTCTAAGTGGTTTTCACGTTTAAGTTCAATACCTACAAATTTACCACAAACACAGGCCACAAGGTCAGGTCTACCTTTCTCTGTGAATATGTTGCCGTTGTTCTTAAATACATATCCACCGTATTTTCGAATTATGTTTTGACAACGGCGTTGGAGTGCACTTTCTTTTTCAGTCACGTTTTTCTTTTTCCTCCAATTGTTCTACAATATAGGTGGCAGCAATATCCCTGTAATAATTTTGTACATACATACAATATTTATCCCACATGTCACCGTGCTTTTCACAAACTGAATACACTCCCCCATCAAGAGTATAACAATCATACTCACCTATGTTGTTACAACCACGTACATAACATTTGTAAGTTTTATGTACTTTGTTTTGTTCTAAAAATTCTTCATATGTGAGTAATTTTGGAATACGTGCTGTAACTTGCTCATATGCAATTTTGTAAAGGTCTACCTCCTGTGCATAACGTTCGAAATCACTTGAAGCATATCTTTTTAGAGCATCATCAATGTATTCAACCTCTATTGGTTTATCATCACGTGTAATAATTACGTCAATCTGTTTACCACACATGTGTTTAGGTTCAAACACATTATCATTTACAAGACATTCCTTAATCCTTGTCAATTTCTCAGGCGATGCACCAAATACACATACATTCATATAATACCTCCTACAATGTAGTTAATAATCTTTTCTCGGCTGTTCCTTATTCCATTTAACCACTGCCCTTGTTGGCATTTCACAAGACCTAACCTATTGCAAATCGATTAGGAACTTCGTGGCACCGAGCAACGAGCTACTTTAACCGAAGTAGTTACGGTTCCAAGATTGTGCAAATCTTTTTGGAAGTGGGGTACTAATTTATATCCCGCTTAGTACTAATGCGGCAGAGGACAGGTGTACTACTTCCTCTTGTGTAAGGTTCCGCTGCTTTTGATACCTTCAACATGGACCCCTTCGAGCTTACCAGGTTAGCGACTGCCTACTCGAAATTCGTTTCCTGCGCCGGACTTAGTACAATTACCGGTTGAGGTGGCTGGCGATACAAGGATTGAACTTGTACTTACAGAGTCAAAGTCTGTTGCGCTACCATTACGCTAATCGCCAATGAAGTGAGAGGTGTATCAGGCCTCTCACTAAACTGAGTACGTCTACCGAAAGTTTGTTTAATTTATTTTTAATTTTGTGTACTCAGTTCTGGTATTACTTCTCTTCCGTAGTACGGTAAGAGGTAGTATCAATCTTGTAAGAAACCTTCGTTTCAATACCCGTTTCATACGTACCATCAGGCATAGGTTTCTTAATCTCACGTTCATAACTATCTTCCGTGACGTCTGCCCAGAATGTTTTACCGAGCAATTGATTATGCACGGTTTCATAATCAAGTTCAAACGTTTTCTTTTGTTCATCGGTAAGTTTAAGTGCTGCCGCAATCAACTTATTGTAAGTCCATCTCGCATTCGGACTGAGTACATGATATGCATTCGTTGTACCTTTGTCACATTTAAACGTGAACTTTACCATCGTGTTACCACTCTTGCTTTCGGTAACCTCCGCATCTTCAACCGTAAACTCGAACGTTCCAGCCTCAGACAAAAATGCACTACCTTCATAATCACTAAATTTTTCAATCATTGCTTGTTTCCTCCGTTTCTTTTTCTTCGTTATTTATTTTTACTAAATTTACAGGATTGAGAGAGTTCTCTGCAATCATTTTTTGCCACTTGTCATATGTGAAATTGTCTACAAAATCACCTACCGCAAGTGTCATATCACGGGTTCCCGTGTCTGTCAACGGGTGAGGTCCTACATACACAAGAAACTGAACTGACTTTCTACCGTTATTATCCAAAATTGTCTTGCGGCAGCAATAGAAAATGTTGCTCGCATCTTTCATATATTTTACACCGGTCTTAATAGTCAGGTCAGGTATGATACGTATCTCTTTGTCAAGTCCAGACGTTTCATACAATTCCATCTCGTTAGTATGAGTTAACCATACAAATTGTACACCCATCTCCTCAGAGAACCGTTTCATCGTGTCCTTAATGGACAGCATCATCTTAGAAACATCACCCCATTCTTGTTGACTAAGTGCTCTGCCACCTTTTGTAAATTCAAGATACTGTTTATAGTCATCTTGTAATGCACCGATCGTGTCAATGACAATTGTCTTGAACTTATCTGCACCGGGCTTACGCAATTCTGCAAGAATTTCCGCAAGTAACTCAATTGTAGTTTTCTTACGAACAAAATCATTACGCAAATTCTTTACAAAAATACCTTGTGTCTTTGCAAGAACTCTACCTCCACCGTCATTACCAACCGAAACATATAGTAAAGGTTTCGGGTACGTACCTGCAATAGTCGTTTTACCAGACTTTGGTTTACCCATGTACATGTCAATGTTATGAGTAACAAAACTATCGTATTGCATTTATACCTCCTTTAAAAATTATCTATACTCGTGATACCTTTGACGTGCATCATTGCTTTAAGTTTCCTTATTGCTTTCTGTTCAACCTGTCTAATGCGTTCACGTGTAAGTCCATACTCTTGACCAACCTCTTCAAGTGAGTGTACAATATCATCTTCCAAACCAAATCGTTTACAAATAACAACTTGTTCACGAGGTGATAACCTTTTGATAAACTTCATGAGTGTTTCATGTCGTTCATTCTCAGCAGCGATGTCCATTGGAGATGGACCTGGGTCCGCAACAAAGTCACCTAAGAAAGTATCATCTTGGTCATCTGCCTTGTTCACCTGTGCATCAAGTGAGACGGGTTCAAGTGCCATGATTTTAAGTATGTACTTTACATCTTCTTCTGTAAACACATGTTTCGGACTATAATATTTAGGTACACCTATGTTAATCACACCTCCCCGTTGAGCCAAGTCGTTCATCTTTACGCACACCGTTATAACGCACCGGTACACCTTTAATAATTACTGCTTTCATTACCATCACCTGACAAAAACTCTCTCCCTTTGAATATTTTACTTGTTTGTTAGATATGTTGTGGACAATTGCCATGAGCTTGCCATCATAATCCGGATCAATTGGACACATTGCAATGTTCAAACCCTTTACCGCAGCAGATGTTCTTGCACACAGTGTACCTAAATAGTCATGTGGAATAATAACTTTACAATTAAGTGGTACGATTGTGGTAGACAAAGGCTCAAATGTAACGTCTTCATCTATGAAAATGTCCACACCTGCATCTTCCAAGTAACCTTTCTCTACGTTACCTACAATTTTAATGTCCATATTTCCAGAACTCCTTTGAAAATTCACTTAAACTTTCGTGACAATTATCTGCGAGTAAATACATTAAATCACCACGTCTGAAATCTTTTGGTATTGGAGGTAACAATTCAGGTTCAACCGTTCCACTGTCAAGCATCTGTCGTATCTTCGGTATATCATTCTCATACACATGCAAATTATTATCAATGTGTGTATAAGTACCAAGTTCTACACCGAGTTCAGCAGCCATAAGTTCTTGTAACAATGTGAATTGAAACACATCAAACGTTAAACCTTTGAAGATGTCATTTGACCTCATGTTTACAATAAGATTGAGTCTGTTGTTACGTATCATAAAATGCATCGTAAGTGTACAGACCGTATCTTTTGTATTACAAATTTGAATAGGTTTGATGTGTATGACCGCCTGTCTCGTGTCTTTGTCAATTCTCAACAAACATTTACACCAATCCCATTGTGATACCTTTTCACCTGCATAATCATACGTGTCAGAAAATATATATTTGCCATATGCAGAATTACAAGTTACTCCGTCATCACTAATGTGTCGCCAAAATGATGAGTACTTTGATATGAAATCAAGACTGTTACTACCACTCAGATACCAAAGTGCCTCACCATAACAGTATCTTTTAATGTTGCGCATCTCTTTAAATGACAACAATCTATCACGTGGATTACTTAGTACTAATACGTAAGGTGTTAACTCACGAACTTTCTCACCACGAGGAGAAGTTTGTTTACCTTGTCGTATCAATTCATTGAATGCACAACTGTATGCCTCATTGAATGTCATTCCTTTAACACCTCCAATATCATATTTGTACGTCTGAAATCGTTCGGTACAAGAGTTATGTTTTTCATCATGCGAATGTACTTAAAGAATAAGTTACGTTCTGTTGTTATCCATTCTTTGTTACACTCTGAACTTTCTTGCTCACCTTTGTTACAAAGATTATTGTAAATTGTATCCACACTCTGACAAATCACATAACAGTTTGTGTATCGAAGTATTTCATTTACTTCTTTGACACTTATCCTCGGTTTACGTCCATACAATTCACTATATACAAGTTCACCAAGTGGACCTCTGTCAAGTATTACTTTGTAACCTAACAAATGTCTATAAAATGTATATGTGTTTGCATGTTTACCTGTGATATGGTGTAAATCATAGTTCGGTAACCTCTTTTGTAACTCTGTACACAAGAATGATTTACCTGTACCGTTCTGTCCATCAATTATTATTCCCATTTATCAACTCCAATACCTGCGGAAGTATAACTTTTTTGTCACAAATACTTCTGAAAAAGTCATACACCCTGTTTTGTCTTTGCATATAAAGTTCTTTGTTACACGCTACCTCAAGTATTTCGTCAATGGATGCGGCCATGTCATTTTCGTCTACAAATATTGCGCCACAATCTTGTGATATCACAGGTTTGTTGTTAACACAAAAGAGTTCACCCCAGCGCTTTCTGTAAATAGGAACCGTACCCGTTATGACATATTCACTCATTGCATATTCCATATTGTGAGGTAAATATTTATCTGGCAACATTAACAACTCAATGCCAAACATTGATGCACCAAGTCTTTCCATCGCCTCATCGTGATTATAAGATCCAATGATGTAAGCAGGATTACCAGGTACAATTGGCAGTTTACCTTCAAAATACAATTTTGACTTGTTACCCTCATTACAAATAATGACGTCATCGTGAGCAATTTTCTCAGGCTTAACCTCTTTGTACAAAAATTTGAGTGAACCAATATCTCTTTCGATACCTTCCATCACGGTCGTAAAGCCATGTTTACCGAGGTACTCATATTGTAATCTCTTTACTTCATATATGCCTTTCCAATCTGCACGTCTACCGAGGAAATGAATTGACTTCGGTTCTTTGTCATCATAAGGTCTGATATACTTTTCACCATCTGCAAAGTCAAGTAAATTAAGTGTCGGAAACTCAGGTGTTATAATTGTCGAAGGGTCTAATCCCATCTCCAGTGCAACAACGTGTAAGTCATTACCTTTATTATGAGTTATAACTCTATTACACAATTTGAAGAAGTCGTTGTACATTATGTCGTAATAAAAATTACGTTTGATAGACGGTGCCCTGTGGTCTACGTTGATATATACAACGTGTTTATCTTGCAACCTTTCAAGTATTTCCATGAAAGACTCAGTCGTTTCAAACTCTGCGTTGATGGGTGGAACACTCAGTATAATGATTGTGTCACATTGTTTAAAGGTTGAGATGATACGTTCTTTGTCATTATACAGATGATACTGTATAATGTTATGATTGTGCGCTTTACTTCTACCCCAGTTTTTGTCTCGGGCTGCAATTGTAATGCACTCATCAGTTTCTTTTATGCCATTTTGTAACTCAATTGCATACTTTGTATTACCGCAACCCTCAACACCGCGTCCGAGGAAGATGCCATACTTCATGATTTAACTTCCTCCCATTGTTCATCGTCAAGATACTTCTGTACAAGTTCAATGAAGTCTTTTTGTTGCTCAATGTAACCGTCACGTTGAAGTACCCTTATCACCACAGAAATACCAAATGCCATCTCTGCAATGCTACTACCTTCACAAGAGGAAACTTCATAAACATTTTTGTCATGATTAAACATGACTTTTAGTACTTCTTGTTTTCCTGCAGTGACCTTTTCGAGGTCTTTGTTTTCGTCCATTTTATGCTCCTTTTGTTGTTTCGAGAAATCATCTCTAATATAATATATCATCGAAAATCTAAGAATATTACCATCAAAATAATCATTTTAATATATAATAGAGGCCTATAAATAATCATCTTAATAGAATATTCATTATGAAAATATTATATATTAAAATGCATCATAATACCTTATTTCGCTTTTGTAACTTATCCATGTAGAACTTCGCTTTCGACAAGTCGAGAGATTTATTACCTTTGTCTGTGCATCTATACAAATACTTAATCACCTGACCTGCAAGAAATGCGTCCATACCAGACATGTGTTCAGTTACCGCTTCAATACATGTGAGACACTCAACCTTCCTACCCGTATAATGTGACGGGTGGTTTACAAGGTCTTCCTCAATAGGTACAATTGGTTCACTCATTCAAACTTTACCTCCAAATAATTTCTACTTGCAAGATAATCTGCAAGGTGTACAAGTTGCTGATTAAAAGTCAACGGTGTCGGCAATACAACATCGGGATAATACTTATTTGTATTCCATTGACCCATGTGACTTTCTACAAGATTACAAACATTGTTAATATACTCGTTATCTGGCACGTTTTCACTTACACTTGTATATTGCAAATACTCAAGCCATTTTCTTACAAGAAGTGGGTGGTCAAATCTTGTGTATTTACTCGGTATGTCATCATAACCATATTTACACATATCGTGAAGTATCAGTGCTGCAATTCCCCAATCTTTGTTATCGATAACCTCTTTGTATTGTTCCAATGAGGCTATATCATTGTATATCTTAACCGCCGCACAAGTATGTCTATACAAACCACCTTCACCTTGTGCATATTGCGGGTGATATTTACCTGTACTTGATGCACCTTCTTTCATAAACCACTTCGGCATATGACAAAGTATCTTTGCCGTCACCTCCCGTATCTTTGTATTGTTAATAAGTTCAAGTTCGTGTTCAAAAGGTATCATCACATAAACCCCTGTATTTGTGCTATCATATCGTTCCGTTCTTCTACTTCGTGTTGCATTCTTTGTGCAAATTTTCCGAGTTCATCTCTTACAAATGAGTACACATTATTATATGTATCCTCATCAATAAAATATATCTTGTGATTGTCTGTACAATCGAGGTTAACGTGTAATTTCCTTTCGAAATCATTTAAGTCCTCTCTAACAACAATACTTATGTTCACTACACCTACTTTAAAATATAATGCAAATGACTCTGTATTATCAACCAATGAATAAAACATCGTTCTACTAATAAACACTTGTCTCTCCTTTATCACTACGTATTCCAGTCATGCGAGGAAAACGCAATGAATAATATTTAGTTCCATTTGTATTTGCACTTTGTGACATACTAAAATATGATACCTCGATTATTTTACCAATTATATCTTTCGGATTTAATGCCCAACTGATACGTTGTTCATCAGTCATACCACTACCAATTTCACACTCAATAATCTTACCATCAGACATGGCTCTACAATTGAGTGCACCTATACAACCTTCATACTTACCTTTTCCATCTTGTACATCAAGTACTTCCATATCGAGTGTATATACATTCTTGTACTTTAACAATTGATCTGTACGTTTATTACAATAAGGTGCGTCACCGAGATTTATCATCAGGCCTTCTGCACCACGACTTGTTACATTGTTTAACAATTGGTCTATGTACGTGCGGAAATCTGTAAGTAATTTAAATTGCATAAACACTGGTAATATTCTAACATCTTTACTTTTGACATTTGCACCAAGATTGTTGAGTATCTCTCTACGTTGATAATACGGTAAATCCAATTGTATATCGAATATGTTGTACACAAGGTTCTTTTCACCATACTTTGCATTGATGCGACCACTCGTTGCGTTAAACAAATTTTTATCATATGCTACTCTGTTAATGTAACTGTTAAGTAACACACTTGATTTTGTTTGTTCATAACTGAGTATCTCTCCGTCGTATACAAAGTCTGTATCAAGTCCATTCATATCAAAGTTAACCTTAAGTGGTTTACCATTGCGTGATACAAACGACCATTTACTATCATTGTAATATGCAATACACCTGTTACCATCTAACTTTTCTGTTACAAAGTAACCGTGAAATTGTTGAGGTACTTTACCTTCATACTTCTTTGCAAGCATCGGTGCAATTTCACTTTTCTGTAACACGCTTTTACCGATACCGAGTTTGATAGTTCTATTTACAATAGGTTCTACAAACCATGCATGTTCACTACACTGAACGCATGCTGACATAACGTTCATCATTGTGAAATTATTACTTTTCATCGGTTCGTACAAAGGTGCAAGATACTCGCGTATTGTACAATTATCAGTTATGCGTGTCTGAGGCATTTTGTAATCTTGAAATGTGTAACCTAACTTATGTTTACCGTCAAGTATTTCAAGTATATAAGTCAAGTCGTCTGCATATTCTTTCGGTACACTCTCTAATAAATACCTCTTTTCATTATACGAAGACGTCTCTGTTACTTTGTCAAACAATGTGTCGAAGAACCATACGCGGTCACTCAGCATCTTGGTCCTCCACACGTTCAAGTGCTCTCTTATATGTTTCCATAGCCGTATAAAGGGCCTCAATGTCAAGACACAAATCGTCTACATCTGGATCTGTTATTGTATTAACCCTGAGTGCAAAACCTTTTGCGGTATATTTCAGAATTGTTTCAGCAAATTGCAATTGCTCTTCATAATACTCTTTTGTTCCATACATTTTCACAATACTTACTCCTTTTAATACCAAGGTAAATTATCGTCCACATCACAGTTAAGTTGTGCTAAATACTCGTCCATACTAATTTGATGAACTTCAGGCTCTGATTTAACTTTACATTTAGGCACGTGTTTAATCCATCTATTACACTTTCCACAATAAAGTGACGTATGTGGTCCGTTTTGTTTGAGATTGAACTCTGTTGCATTACCACAATAAGGACATTTGTTAATGTTTTTCATCAGACACCTCATAATATTTACAATCATCACAACAATGTGCAACACAATAACAATTATAGGGATAATCATCTTCACCTGTTGGTTGAAACATCGGACAATCTTTGCAATTGTAATCGCATTCGTAATATTTACAATTCATGATTAACCCCATTTAACATCTTCACAAATGATACAAGCCTTATCATAACTGTCATTTGCTTTACCGATGAGTGTTACGGTGTGTAAGTTATTTATTTCAGATGGACTACCTTTACACTCACTCGTTAAATTTGATGCCTCGTGCTCATCTTTTGCAACACAAATATATGCCTCTGTTTCGTCCCAACCAACCCCGTGCACTGCTTTAACAAGATAGATATTCATTGTTAACACCTCTCATAATAAATACAATTGCCATCTTCGTCAAAATTTTGTTCAACACATTTGCAACGCGTCTCTCTACTTGCAAGATATGCATCACACTCACAATGTTTCGGTTCATCTGCAAGGTACATACACACAACTCAATACACATATCTTCTGGAAACGGACACATCATGTGTTTACAACTGTTACACCTACTCATATTTACCTCCGTTAAGATAACTTACGCGCTTCATTGCGTCACGTTCATTCTTGTATTTTCTTACAATATAGAATACGTCAGAGTACTCATAATCAGTTGACACAGTACGAATAAGGTAACCTACTTCATACTCATCAGTGTCTGGATTGTGTCTGAATACCCACGCCGCACCATCTCTACCGGGTAAACCCATATCACCTTTCGGACCCATTGGACCCATTGGACCGGTGTCACCTTTCTGAGGTTTACGTACGATTACAAAGACCGCAACCATTACAGATACTACAATTGCTATTGATGATAATACGACTTCAATCATCTTTGTCCTCCTTTTTAAATGCCATTTGTTTTGACAAATATTTATCACATTTTATAAGTTTATCAGAACAGTATCGTTTGCCTTTACCATGATACCTGATATCACAATAACAAACGTCCATTATTTGACCGTGTAAGGTTTCAGAATGTCTTAAAAAATTTACATTCACTGCAACTTATACCGTTACAATCTTTGTAAACACAAGTGTCACACAACATAATCTTTCTCCGATAATACAATCGTCAATGTATTTGCTTCATCGAGATCAGATGCAATTTTGTAAAAGTACAATGTATAATGTTCATGCTTGATTTCTTTCATAAATGCCTGACAACCAATCTTAGCATGGTGTGATGTAGGATGCCAATTAACTTTGTACATACCCATCAGGTCTGGATAGAAACGAATACAGATTTCATTATTTTCATTCAGTCCTACGTCAACTGTTACAGGGTCAAAGGACTTCTCTACATTCTCCAACAAAGATTTCGACAAATAAAATCCATACCTTGAACCACTAATGCTATTAAACTTATTGTGCTTACTCTTGTACCACGTAATCATCACAATTTACTCCTTTTATTTTTCAATATACTATATGTGTAACATTCTTTCACCATATCGTAGACAATTGGTGATGTATTAGGTTCTTCTGCAAATATAAGTAACAGAGTTCTTACAAGAGCTGCTGTACTACCCTTTGTAGTCTCACCCATGTGCTTTATAAGTTTCTCCTCACACTTCTTGACAACATCTTTGTCAAGATACAATGTGGTAAGTGTTAAGTTACTCATCGCTTGCCTCCTGTCGTTTCTCACCATCACAATATCCCTGTGTGATACACTTGGCAGGGTCACCGTCACAGTCATCACACCAGCCTTCGAGCAACATTTCCTCAGGTGTCATAATTTGTTATACCTCCATTTATTAGATTATTGATTTTAGATTGAGAAATGGCTCTTAAAATCATCTCTCATCAATTTTAATATATAATAGAGAGATAATAAATATTACGTCGATAAAATATTCATCATCTCTCTATCTATCAGATATTATATATTAAAATCAATCATTTTACAAAGTGAGATACGTGCTCCCAATCGAAAAATATCTCGACAGGTTCGTCACCCTCGATATACTCAACCACAAGGCCTCTGTCCGTCACCTTGACAACCGTTACAGTCACAACATCAAGTGCACCAAATGGTTTGTACTTAATTTTATCACCAACTTTGTATTTTGCACGACCTTGTTTCTTGCATTTGTGTAGTGTGTATACATCGTGTATCTCTTTTACAAAGTAGATTACTGCTGCAATCACTACGGCGATTATCACACCACCGACAATGTTAAACGCAATGTCATCAACCGTCGCTTTTGCCAATAACTCAGTCATGATTAACTCCTAACCAAGGTTTACATTTGTCCACATACTCACAACTCGAACAAGAGTATGCATCATACTTCGACAAGAATGGTAAATTGTTCTGCTCAAGTATCTCAATCTGCACAGCGGTTTGCATCACGTCTTTTATTATATATGAGTATGCATCTTCGTCGAGGTACTGACAAGATAGGTATGCACTCTTGTTGAGAGCGTACTCATCTAACACGTCGTGATAATAACCGCCAGGTGCAATCTCTTGTTCCCACGTATCTGGGTGTACAATTTTTATCGCCTCGATGTAAAGTTCCTTGGATATATTCTGTGACTTCGCACGAGACAACCTGCCATTGTTACAAAGCGCAGGCTGTGAGAAGTCTTGTTTCGGTATGTCAATATAACCTACCCGTATGTTATGAAGTGGAACATTATAGTTTTTGTTGACAAGATATGCGTACAAATATAACTGACTATTCATGTCAAAGTCGTCCTGTGTTTTCTTTTTTGTACTGAACTTGTAATCTACAATTATCGCGTGATTTTTTGTATACAATAATAGGTCAACAACACCTACAATGGGGTGACTCAAGCCGGTGTCGACCGGGTTCGCAACTAACTTAACCTCTCGTTCAATCTGTACCTCACCATATTGAGTAAGCGACGATGTTAATTCTCGCTCATACTCAACTACTTGTTTACACACTCGTACAAAGTATGAGTGCCACGTCTTGATGCCGAAGTAATTCTTTAAGTCTTGTCTGTACAATTCACTTGGTATACAAATGTCATAATCAGATATGCCTGCGGCAATATTGTCACGTAAGTTACCTGCCTTCTCTAACACCTCGTGAGCAAGTGAGCCGAAGTCTAACTGTGGATAAAACTGAGGTTTACGTTCCGTCTTGTTTATGTACGAGTGCCAGAACTTACGTTGACAAGACAAATATGTGTTCAGACTACTGTTGCTGTGGTTCACGGTCTACCTCCGCATAACTGAACGAATAGTACTCACTTCTACCCGCATGGTCAGTGACAAATGTGTTGAGAACACACTCTTCATCTCCATTGACAATGTATCTGTCTGTTCCTACAATATATAGTGCACCCATAGGCACGTCGTCGAGATACACGTACACCTGCTCACCGTGACATGTGTCAGGCCAGTCACCGCTGTCAGTGTATGCATTCTCCTTGTACAAGTTAGCATCAAACCATCTCGGTATGTACACTCTGTTTATCATCGTTATCTCCTTTTGCTCTTGCGAGCTGTTTGTTAACTGTGTGCAACTCTTCTTCCATCTTGGTGCGTGATGTGATGTCATGCCACTCGTCTGAGGTCAGTGACTCACGCTCGTAAGCTACAAGAGTGGTGTCTGCCGCGGAGCGGACAAGATAGCGTCGCATCGACATGAGTATATGCATCGGTATATCGTACTTAACTGATAATTCCTTAGTTGTCATCACATTTCACCTCAATGCACCAGTGTCTGTTCATGGTATATATATCCCACACCTAAGACTGTCATCGGCACCGACAATCACCTCTCTGCCGTCACACTCTTTAGTCCAGTTGTGACTGTTGAAATCACGTACTGCCTCGCGCACCGCTTTACTGTATGACATCTTGTTGTAAGACATGTTAAGTCTTATCTCGTCCAAGACGTACGCCTGTTTACAAAATATGCGTTTTGTCACTATGTTTACCTCCTGTTTAACACACTATTTTTTATCGTCTGCATGGTTATACCCAGTGCAGCTAACTGTCGTCTCAATCTTGTCATTATTACTCGTGAGTTGTTACTAGTCACGTTGGTGGAATACTCTCTCAACAACTGGTCGAACACGCGAGGTGTCAAGAAGTCCTTCACCGTGCGTATTGCCTCTTGTGTTATCTCTTCATGAAGTGAGAGTGTGTCTGCATCGTCCTCGACTGCTTGAAACTCATCGTCTGTCGTGGGGTCTACAATTGTATCAGTTATAGGCACATCTGTGCTAGGCACAAGAGTGTCAAGCGGCACCATCGCCGGGCGATAACGCTCGGGCTTGAGGAACTGTAACACGTGGTTTATAAACGATCTGTTTATTATGCCTGCATGTATGTAGTAGCCTTGTTGGTACAAAATACATATCCTCAAATTGCACATCTGTATCAGGTCCTCGACCTCAACGTCTCGCCAATACTTATGCTGTCTGAACGCCAGGCGATAGACCAGCGGCTTGTATGTTGCGGTCAAGACTTCGAGCGGCGGCTGAGCGTAAGTTATGATGTTGTTACTCAGGCGGAGCGACTTGTTGCGGTGCAAGATGTCACGGTGTATCTGGAATATAACTGCGTCGATGGGGATTGTATTGTAGCGAGGTGTCTTGCTATATAGCACGTCTACAAGGTAGGTCATGGGTGCCGGAGGCTCACCTGGTGCCGGAGGCGGACTCGTGCGATACACAATGTATGAATACACATGTGTGTACTGAGCAAGGGCTGTGAGGACCTGCGTAGGTAGCGTCTCCTCTGTGAACGTGATACTTATGTTTACTAACTCATTCTTCTGCATCGTCATATCCTCTCATTATTGTTCTCAGTGTCTGTATTACGTCTCGTACATACTTGGCATACGCGGGGTCCTCCTCTACAAAGAGTGTTAACTCACTTATTGCTCGCTCGAGGTGTGATGTGGATGTGGACGACTCCTGTTGTGGCACGGTTACGTCAACTTCCTTGAAGTATGACAATATACGTGCAGGCGATAGCCACGGTGTACGTTCGCCGATCGCTTCACGTAGGCGCAGATACTCGTCACTTGTTACGGTGAGAGTTACCTTTATCTTCTCATCGAGCGGGTACTCTACGTGCATGGCGTTCATGAAGTCATAGTGGTCAACCAAATAGTTAAACACGTAACTCATGCTGCCGTACTGTGACCAGTGCTGGTGCACGGACATTGGTATGCGAGTTACAATTTTCATATGCAATTTACTCCTTATTTGTATGAATTAATTTCACGGATTTACAAGATGTGGCCATGGTGTGTCGGGACGACTGTGAGATTGACACTCGCCGAGGGCTATGGAGCGTGGATGTGTTAACTTACGACCGCATATTTTACAATAAGGCTGGTAGGTGACCCGGAGGGCATTCGGGTTGCCGTGGATTAGGTCGGGGATTATTTGTCTGAGCTGTGGGTAGGTGGGTGTACGAGGGATATATTGAGAGGTGGCGGAATAGTAAGTTCCGTGGAGAGTTTTGCGGAGAGGTGGGTTGATTACAAAAATGTCGAACAATGGGAGAGTACCGCGTTGTTTACAAAGGAGGTGGTAGGTGACGGGTTTACAAGAAGCGGGGTAGGGTACGGTGACGATGCATTCAGATTTGCGTTGGATTAATTGCTGCATAAATTACCTCGAAAATTGATTTAAATGGTGATAGACCGAGAGAGGGAAAGAGGGCTATGAAGATTTTCAAATCTTTTAAATTCTCTCATAGCCCTCATTCCTTTATAGCCTTATATCCCTTATATATGGGATATAAAGGATATAATAGATACTTTTATAATTAGAAACCACTATCAGGGAAAGAGGGCTATGAGAAAGGGGGATATGAAAGAATGAGGGCTATGAGAGAATTTGAAATTTTTGAAATTTCTCATAGCCTTCATTCCAGCCCTCGGTATGGCAGCTATAAAAGCAGTTTTATGAACCTTATGTGAAAAATGTGATGAATTGTGAACAAATGTGAAAATTATGTGAAATGAAATTTACGCAATTTTCAAATATGAAAATTAGATGAAAATTAGATTTTTGGTAAAATTGATTTATCAAATGATTGGTAAATCAATTTTACGAAGGGTCAACTGTGAGCCGACGGAGTTTCGGTGCCGACTCACAGTGTGACCTCCGGTCTATGGACTACCATTGTAAGGGACGTTTTGTGACCCGTTTCCGGGCCAGTTGACGCTTCAGTGCATCGATTTGTTCAATTAAACGCTGCTCTTTCGACCAGTCTATCCACTCATTTTCGGTTACACGGACGTATTTCTTATATGTTTTGCCTGATTTTGTGAGAATTTGGTAGGTTTTTAGGCCTGCGAGAGTGGTTTCAGAGCAATTTGTGATAACAGAGAGTTGACGTGTCGTCATTATAGTTATACCTCATTGTGATTTATTGCCCGATTTGTCGACATTGACGGCATTTCGGGTATAAAACAAGCCGATTATAAGGTGTACAACCGGCTCGTCTTCATGATTATTCTGCGATTTCAGGCTGACCAGCCATGAGTGCGGCCAATTGTGCCTCAAGTTTGGCCTTACGACCTTCCATCATTTTGATTTTCTGTTCATTGGTAAGAGGTCCTCTCGGTTTACGTTCAGGTTTCGGAGCATTTTTCTTATTCTCCGTAGCCTTGGCGACGAGTTCCTGGTACCTTGCATAGTCCTCTTCGAGAATGAAGTCGACCAAATTAGCCATAATTATGTTACCTCCAATAAATTTGTCGTGTTTGAGTGGTGGGGAGGACACGGATTACTCCGCATCCTCCTCGGTTTTAGCCTTTGCCGCATTGAGTTTTGCAATCTGCGCCATCAATTTGTCAATCTTGGCATGGATTTTCTCTTCCTCGGTCATAGGTTTCTTGCGAGCCGCTTCCATCGCAGCCTTCGCACGCTCGATAATTGCCATATACTCTGCTTTGTCCTCGTCAGACAGGTAGTCAATCAGTTTCGCATTCGGGATACGAGCGCCGCCTTCGCGAGTCACGTTGCCGAGTTTGATGCTGGGCTTGAATGTGAGTGCGATACCGTCGTCGGTGCCGGTCACTTTCTCGACCTCAACCGCTTTAAAGAATTTGCGGTTGGACTCGTTCTCCGTGAGAATGTAGCTGATTTCGTCCTTCGTCTTTTTCAGCACATCACCGATAACACCGTTGTTGTCAACGTGATACCCGTCGTCAAGTTTGATGATTTTTGCGTTAGTGATGTCGCCTTTCTGATATTCTGCCATTTTTATACCTCCCATGGCTTATTCATAATTATAATATATCTCAATTTGCCTGAGATTATTACACGTCAAATTTATCAGACTATCTCGTACGTATTCATGGCGGCTTCGTACTTCCGCCTTGATTGCCATTCGTGCGCAATATCAAGGTCCGCATCTCAGCGTCTTGTGCAATCTTTGCGCTCTTCACGTATTTGTCGGGTATTGCTCTCCGCTTACGTGGCCGGGGCCTGTTCCGGTTGGTTCGACCGCTCAGTCAATTTGACCATTGATGACGGCTCGTCCGCTCAATGTTGTGAGGCATTCCCATCTTGTGAGGGCGTCACTCCTCGGTGGTACTGGCCCATTGAGTTTTCTTTGAGACATTTAGGCTCGTCTCCGTCCGTTGGAATGGGACTTATCGGCGCCCATTTCTTAGCTCTCTATTTTTGAGAGATAATATACTATTCTTGAATTATATTAAGAAAAAGACGGAGGGGTGCCATTTCAAATCGATAGTATATAGTAAACACATTCCCACCCTTGTAACATTTTCTCAATCTATTCAATAATATAATAATAGGTTCAAGGTGCGCCCACTTCTCAATCCCTCCGTAACTCAACCTCTCTGCACCTTGAACCATATTAAATGCGCTCATTCGCGTTCCGCGCCCACATCTCCCTTTGTAAAATGCGCGCAGAAAATCCACCGAGGTACAGATATGCAAACCGACAAACCGACGTTGCGCCAATATCTCCGCCAACGTAAAGAAACCGAGAACCTATTCGCCGACCCCGCATACCAGCGTCAGGCCTGGCGTTCCATCGGCCACCTTGTACTCAACCGACCGGCCTCTAAACCAATCCCTCGCTACGACAAGAACGGTGACGAGACCTACGAGTCTCTTGTAGAACGTTACACGTACGACAAACTGATGGACGATTTGACCAATCTGCAGGACCCGACACATACCGCTCCAACCGAGTTGGAGATGATAATGGCCTGTCAAGCACACATGGCACGCATCAATGCTGCCAACTTTGTAGCATTCCGTGACACGGTCGGTGCCAAACCGGTCGACGAGAGCAAGATTGACCACCAGATAAACAACCCGTATGAAGAATTAACAGACGAGGAGTTAGAGATGATACTCGCCGCTCGTGAGGCCAAGGAGCAGATCGCGTCTGCGGACCGACAGCTCTCCGCTCCGAGCTCACCCGCCTCCGGCGACACATCACCTCTTGTAACCCACGAAAAGGAACAAGATGCCTGACATACTCACAGATCGCAAGACCGGCAAGCAGTTCATACTCAGCGCAGACGTCCCCACCGGCACCGTCACACCGCCCACACCACGTTACACTGTGACAATAACAGGTGGCTACTTAGACGACGATCCGGCCAAGACTACCGCGTCCTACGAGGAAGGCTCCACCGTGACCATAACCGCCACATCGCCACCCTCAGGCAAGCAGTTCAGTCACTTCACCGTCGAGGGTGGTAACAACATTGACGCCAGTCCAGCCACCATCACCGTCACGCGTAACCTTGTCATAACTACGGTCTTTGTAGACCTGCCTGATGATTCGTATTTGAGTGGAACGTGGTCGCCGTCGAGTGGCACAGAGGGCTCGAGCTATACTACGTTTGATAGCGGCAAGAACACTACACCCATCGGCAAGATAGGTAACAAGGACGTGTATGGCATGTATTTTGCCAACGATGCGCTTGGTGCATGGGCATGGAGCGATTATACAGGCTCCGTGGCAGTGTGGAAGATTGTCGATACCGATGAGGCGATGTGGTACGATACCGACGAGTTGACGTTTACGAGTGATGCAAATACATTTGACAAAACGGGCAGCATACTTGCGGCAGTTAAACACTTTTATACTAAGATAAATAATTAAGGAGGTAACCTATGGCAACCATTACTCACAGCACTTGCACGTCTGACGGCGTCGTTGTGAAGACATCGTCGTCTAAGCCTGGCAAGGGAGGCAAGTAATTTGTATACCCGCTCACTGTTCAGCAGACTCCGTGTCTGGCTGACGGTTATTGTAACTAGCACATTTGTGATACATTTGTAGGAGGTAACACATGCGAGAAGGTTATCCTGAGTACCTGTGCCCAGGACCTGCACCTGATGGCTCACCTGTATGGGAGTGTCACGGTGCGGCATGTCCGTTTCATCATGACCCAGAGATTTGTAGACCTGAGGTTGAGAAACGTGGGTACACACTCTCATACACTGATAAACACAGAGCATATGTAGAGAGTAAGTAATGTGACCGCACGCCTGGTGCTTTACTTGCCTCCGGCGTGCTTGACCACATTGTAAAAGGAAGAACAAGATGATACCTAACACACTTGAAGGAGAGATACTCAGACGTAAGCTCCGGAAGTCATACTCTGCATATTGTGAATACGTCAACGAAGGATTTTACATGACACATTTCCATAAGTATTTGTGTGATGAGATACAGACCTTCCTTGAGCACAAGTGTGATAATGACGTTATGGACATACTTCTTCTGAGTGTCCCTCCACAGCATGGAAAATCATACACTGTAACCGAGACACTGCCATCGTGGTTCCTTGGTAATCACCCCACAGACGGCGTGATTATTGCAGGTTATGAGTCGACATTTGCAGAACAGTTCAGCAGACGCAACCGTGACAAGTTCACCACATTTGCACCTGACATATTCCGAGTTAATCCTAACTCAGGTGCCCAAGGTGTAGCATTGTGGGAGACCGAGAAGGGTGGAACCTGTCGTGCAGCTGGTCTAAAGGCAGGTATTACTGGTTATGGTGCAGAGTTATTCATAATTGACGATCCGATTAAGAATAAAGAGCAGGCGGACAGTGAGACGGTTATTGCAAAGATACATGACGAAATGGGTCCGTCTGTTCAGTCTCGTATCCACCCCGGTGGCAAACTTATTGTAATACAGACTCGCTGGGTCGAGGGTGACGTTGTCGGCTGGATACAAGAAAACTGGGGCGAGTGGATTTATAAAGTAATAAACCTACCCGCTGAGTATGATGAAGAGGCTGCAAAGATTGGCCCAGATCCACTGGGCAGACAGCTTGGCGAGTCACTTATGGGTGCTCACCTCGGCGACGATGAGACCTTGTTACCACAGAAGATTGCAAACACTAATAAGTGGATGCGCAATAAGAAGCGACTTGTTATAAATTCTGATGGTCAGCGTACTTGGAATGCATTGTATCAAGGTAGACCAAGTGCAGCCAAAGGTAATTTGTACAAAGAGGAATGGTGGCAAACTTATCACAGAACCTTGGACCTGCGTAAGTCATTAGAGTATCTGCAATTGTCAATAGACGCGACATTTAAGAACACAGAGACCAGTGACTTTGTAGCAATTGAGTTATGGGGACTTAAAGGAAAGAACGTGTATTTGTGGAAACTCGTCAATAAACGAATGGGTTTCCGAGACACCGTTGAGTGTATACGTAATATTTCACAAGAATTTCCAGACATTGATGAGATGGTTATTGAGGACAAGGCGAATGGTTCAGCAATCATAGACGTCTTGTCAATTGAGAAAGGCATGCCCCCGGTCGTAGCAATAGAACCGAAAGGTGGTAAATTTGCGAGAGCCCAGGCGACTTCAAACTTTGTGGGAACACGGTGCGTATATTTACCACTTGATTTCACAAAGGAAGAAGAACAAGATATAGAATGGGATAAACAAAATGGTGATACATTAACAGGTCGAGAGAAGTTTATTCGACAACACAGTACATTTCCATATGATACAAAAGACGACATGGTGGATAGTCAATCGCAAGGTGTGGGTAGGATTATTAAACTCATAACAGGTGAATTGCCTATGCCTAACCGTAGACGTCATCTTGTATACAGACCGTGGAAACCTGACATGTGGGAAGACTTCAATAAACTCGACGAGATTGGGCAAGCAGAATACATAGCAATGTATGGAGCACCCGAAGAATGGGAGGACGAGGACATTGGGGCCTAATAGAATTGATTTGTATTTACAGTGGGCGCAAACTCTGCCAGCCTACGTAAATACAACAGAGGAGGAAGAACTGTTAAACAAGTTTGTAGCATTATACAGTATTGCTGATGCTTGTAAACAGAACAATCCCCTTGCGAGTACAAAGAACATTAAACGTTGGAGGAAAGCATACTCTGGTACACTGAATGCATTGAAAGACGATGGTACCGAGAGTGATGAGAAAGTTAAACAACTTCGACGTATTGTTTATGAGTTTATTGAGAGTAAGATTGACAACAGTATTCCGATGCCTAAAATGAAACCGAAATATAAGAGCGATTTACCTTTGGTTGACGTGACCGAAGGTTTTCTCCGTTACAATGTTGATAATATATTCTCAAAATTTGTAAACGATAAATCCGAACGTGCAACATATATAGATGGTTGTTGCTGGTACAAGGTCTGGTGGGATAATCTTGCAGGTGGTCATGATACTTCTGGTGAGGTTAAGATTGACGTGTGCACCTCAGACCAAATTGTACCTCAACCAGGTGTAATGGATTGGCGTAAACTTGAATACATTTTTGAGTTACAGCAGATGTCTCTTGCACGTATATACGACGTGTATGGTCGAATTATAACACCTATTGCAGCAGATAACAGTAAGCCTGGTGACTTAAACAATCCGACGAGTGACAATAGTACTATTACCGTGGTCACTTGTTATTATTTGAATGAGCATCGTCGTGTTGCACGGTTCTCTTGGGCGTATCATAGTAGACAGGTCATTTGTAACGACGAGGATTGGCTCGTTAGACGTGTTAGAACTTGTACAAAATGTGGAACAGTTGTACCGCGTGAAGAAGTTTGTCCTGAGTGTGGTAGCAAGTCGTTTAAGTACAAGGTGTCAGACATTGATATACTTGAACAAGACCTTGACATAATTTATAATCCATATGACGTCGGTGAAACTGATGATGAAGAACAAAAGGATATGTACGTTAAGAAACCTTTCTTAACTGCGGGTACCGAGATACCGTTTTATCAGATACAACAATTGCCGTTTATACCAAGACCTGCAATCAGTTCACTTGACAGTATTTATGGTGTCAGTGAAGTGTCTGTGTTGTTAGATAACCAAGATGCAACTAACAAATTGTATAGCAAGATGTTAGACAAATCTCTCGTGAGTGGTGCGGTTGTTACTAAGCCTAAACGTGTTAAGATTGACGACGTTAATGCTGGTATTAAGCAAGTAAACGTTGATACTTATGAGCAAGCACAGATGGTTCAGACCAAACAAATACAGGCTGATTTATCACAAGAGGTTACTGCGGCAGCGTTGTATTATGATGCAGCAAAAGCAGCATCTGGTGTAAGCGACTCGTTTCAAGGTAAACGCGATACAACTGCAACTTCCGGTAAGGCAAAAGAAATTGCCGCGATGCAGAGTGCAGGACGCATTGAGAGTTTACGTATAATGAAGAATGCGGCATTCGGAGGCGTATATGACCTTGTATTGAAGTATTTATTAGCGTTCAGTGATGAACCTCGTAAATTTGTTAAGGTGTTACCTAATGGCAAAGAGGAAGAGGAAGAGTGGAATAAATACATGTTTCTTGCAAAAGATAAGTACGGTGACGTTTACTATCGTGATAATTTCTCGTTTAGTGAAGATGCGGCGGGTACTCTTGCAACTAACCGTGTAGCGATGTGGCAAGAGATACAGAGTCAGTTTATACAGGGTGCATTTGGTAATCCTCAAGACTCACGTACACTTGAGTTGTTCTGGAACATGATGGATCAGCAACAGTATCCACTTGCCAAAACCGTTCTTGCAGGTATTAGAGATAATGCACAACACCTACCTCCGGAGATTGAGGAAACGATTAAGCAGAACCCCGACGTACTTTCACAGATAATGCAAGTACAACAGGCATCACAAGGTGGTGGAACAGGTCACGGTGGGGCAAGACCTAATAGTGGACCTGATGGCAATGGTGCAACTCATGCGACGAATGTAGAGAGAACGAATGAACGTAATCGTGCAGCTAATCAAAGAGTTGTGACACCTGAGCAAGGAGGTAGTTCTAATGGAAGCATTGGGCAAAACCTTAGTAGTTAGACGTGGTGAGGAATTTGTCTATCAACGTGAAATTGTAGACGACAATGGTGTACCTTACAGATTGTGGGCATTATTTCCTAAACGTGTAGGTGACGTAAGAGTAAATTTAATCAATAATCCATATTTGTTAATTAAGATTGCATCTAACACATATAGACAAGATGGCAGGTATGAGATGAATTATTGGTTAGATATAAGTGGTTACAAATACTTTGAAGCAACGATGCGAGAACCGGTATTTGTAACTAATGAACAATTGTCAGCAGGAACACTTCCAGATGGTATAGGTAGTAATTCGACTATACTCCTTTTTGTGGACGAAGGTAAAAATTATTATGGTTATAACCTAACCGATAGTAAGTATGAACCTTATTCATTCACGTTTACAAAACACTTCCTACCTGTACAAACCGCAGAATGGGTGGAACAAGATTATACATATGAGATAAGTATCAAAGGTGGCACACTGATGAGTGACTACTTAACCTCATTGTACAAATCAGTGTTCCCTGACAAGACACCGCCTACCGACAATCGTACTTTGTATGAGCAGGTCAAACTTTGTAGACCTGACCTTGTAAAAGATATAAACTATGATGCACCAATTGTAGCATTTGACTATGATGAAATTATTCAAGCACCGAGTAAATTACGGGTGCTTACAAATAATTAGGAGGAAACATGGCAGATTTAGTTGAGAAAATTGTAACAGATGACTCTGGTAATGTGACACGTGTGCCTATTGCCAACACAACTAACCCAGGTATTGCAAGTTTCGACAATGAAGACTTTACCGTTACACAAGATGGTAAAGTTAGTTCGTTGCAAAAGGTTGGAATACCTCAGTATCTTGGTTACATTGTACAAGACCCTCTAACGAGTCTTTTAATCCAACTTCGTACTTGGAGTACTAAACCTCTTGATGAAGTTACCAGTCGTGATTTTGTAATGCTTGATAAGGATTACATTATGAATGATGAAACCTTGTATCATGAAGGTCAGGTATTTCAGATACAATATAAAATGTCGGATAATCAAGTAGTAACGGGTATGACGCCTGCATTTGACCTTGCAGGTCCTAAAGGTGACGTTGGGGCAATAGGTCCGACTGGTCCTACCGGCCCTCAGGGTGCACCTGGTTCTCAGGGTTCACCTGGTACCGATGGTGCAAACGGTATCAACGGAACTGATGGTGAAGACGGTAATATTTGGTTAACGACTTCTAATACGTTGACTTCTACAGCAGATATTCCGAAGTCCAGTTTAACAGGTCCTCGTGAAGCTCACGTTGGTGACTTTGTAATGTCACAGAATGTTAGTAGTAATGGTAACTACGGTTACATTGAGAGTGTATTTGTTGACAATGTTAGAGTTGTTTATATCGGTACACTCAGAGGTCCTCAAGGTGCACAAGGTCCTGCCGGTGAAAGAGGTCCTAAGGGTGAACAAGGTGAGGCTGGTATAGCAAATATAAATCCTAAAGGTACCTGGAATAATGTAACAGTTTATTCTATGAACGATACTGTTGTTTACTCCGGTAATGGTTATATTTCTAAGGTCGATAACAACAAAGGTGTCACTCCCGGAACCGATGAAAGTTTCTGGGTACTCTTTGCAACACAAGGTGCAGAAGGTCCTACAGGTCCTGCGGGTCCCACGGGTCCCGTTGGTCCTCAAGGTCTGCAAGGTATTCAGGGTATCCAAGGTATTCAAGGTGTTGCCGGTCCGAAAGGAAATCAAGGTGACATTGGTCCCGTTGGTCCTCAAGGGGAACAAGGTGAAAAAGGTGACCAGGGTGAACAAGGTCCCGAAGGTCTCGTAGGACCTGCCGGTCCAGCGGGTGCAAAAGGTGACCCTGGTGAAAAAGGTGCTACAGGTGAGGCCGGTCCCGTCGGTCCACAAGGACCTCAAGGCATTCAAGGACCCGCGGGCGAGAAAGGTGAGAAGGGCGACAAAGGTGATACAGGTGCAACAGGTTCTCGTGGTCCCGAGGGTCCTCAGGGTGTACAAGGTTTAACCGGTCCTGCAGGTCCCAAAGGTGAGAAAGGTGATACCGGTACACAAGGTTTGCAGGGTATTCAAGGTCCCCAAGGTCCGCAAGGTTTGCAAGGTTTACAAGGTCCGAAAGGCGATAAAGGTGACACCGGTCTTGCAGAACTTAATATTAAAGGTAATTGGAACGTCGCCACTACGTATGCTATAAATGACTTTGTAAACTACGATGGTAAAGCATACGTAAGTATGGTTGCAGCTAATGTAGGTTTGCAACCTGACACAAATCCTAATGCATGGATGCAGTTTGCGCTTGAAGGTGCACAAGGACCTCAAGGTGTACAAGGGCCCGTTGGACCTCAAGGTGCTCAGGGGCCTAAAGGTGACCAAGGTGTTAAAGGTGATAAAGGTGAGAAAGGTGACACTGGACCTCAAGGTGTTCAGGGTGTTCAAGGACCGATTGGTCCTGAGGGTCCTCAAGGACTTAAAGGCGAAATTGGTGCTACCGGTGCAAAAGGTGATACTGGTCCTCAAGGTCCCACTGGTGCACAAGGTGCCGCTGGACCCGTAGGACCGAAAGGTGACACTGGTGCAAGAGGCGACAAAGGTGACCAAGGCATTAGAGGTCTTGGTGTTTATTGTACGGGTAAATCTTTAACCACTGCAAGTACCACCGTTCCTTATTCATCTCTTGCAACACAACCTGTTGGTGGGTTACAGATTGGTGATATCATTGTTGATAGCAACACTCTTGCATTTGCAGTATTGACCGCAACTTCTTCTGGTAATGTAGCCATAGGTTATCGTGCAACTTGGAAAGGTAAAAAAGGTGATAAAGGTGATACTGGTGCAAAAGGTGCGACTGGACCTCAGGGACCTGAAGGCCCTCAAGGACCACAAGGCGAGATGGGCGCACAAGGGCCCCAAGGTATTCAAGGTGAAACTGGCCCTCAAGGACCTACAGGACCCACCGCAGTAGCAAACATCAATGCAAAAGGTACTTATTCAAATAGTGCAACGTATGTTCGTAATGACCTTGTAAATTACAATGGTAATGCTTATGTCTGTATTGTAGCAAGTTCTACAGGCGTATTACCTACGGATACGACTAATTGGCAACTCTTTGTATCTCAAGGTGCAAAAGGTGACAAAGGTGACACCGGTGCAACTGGTGCTCAAGGGCCGAAAGGTGAGACTGGTTTACCAGCCCTTGTATATTCACAACGCCGTGAATGGACTACGACACCTACTGTAAATGCAACAATCACGTTCCCTACGAATTCGTTTAACAGAACGCCTGTCGTAGGTGATGTATTAAGATTTCCTTTCTTAAATACTTCAACTAATAAATGTTATGATTGCAACAGTGTGTGTACTGCAATCTCGGGTAGCAATGCTACATTTCAATATAAATCTGTTGTAGATATAACAGGTATCCAAGGGCCTAAAGGCGATACGGGTCCCCAGGGCCCCGCAGGTCCTCTGCCGAACTACGTGAGTTTTGAGACTCCTACCTCGATAAACGTATCAACCAATGGAAATGAAGTTACGTACACTGGTGTTGCCAAATTCGAAGCCGACGGCTCTATGGAAAGTGGCGAGTATCATCAAGTACTCCCTATGCCTGTTGAAATGCTTATTCCTGCGCCTACTACAGACCCGCCAGTAGTTGGAGAAATAATAAACATCCCTTTTTCATATTTTAATAGACCACCACTTATAAACGAATATTTATTGCTTCGCACTCTTTCTTCCGTGAAAAGATTACTTACGCTTGCGATTGCAAAATGTACAGAACACAGCGGAGCAACTGCAGTTTGTGAAATAAAAAGTAGAGATGTTATTCCAATTGCACCTAGAAAGTATGCGCATAATATAACGATTGAGACGGGAAATGCAGTTATTGGTTTTACGATATTCACATCACATCTAGATCCCTATCCAAACGCTTTGACTGTACATGTAAACATAGGTCTTAGTACTAATCAACAAATTCCAGCAACTGGTGTTATCGGAAACAATTTACCCGTGTATTGCGTTAGAAAGGGACTAAATGGATTAGCTGCAATTGCTGTCGGTATGAGTGTTACTTTAGATTCAGATACTGAAGTTAAGGATATCGTAGTACCACTATAACCCCATACGAAAAGAGCGAGAGTAAAATCCCTCTCTTTTTGTTTAGCTCCTTTTTTCCTCATCCAGTTCTTTTTCGGCTTGTTTTATTGCGTTTGCATTAAAATGTATATTTATGCACTTTCGACAAAATTCGACAAAATTCGCGCGTATTCGACATTTTTTCGCATTGCCCCCAGGGGCAGGATTTATACCGTTGTAACCCTCTCTGTTACATCTCATCCATCCGCGTGATATATATATATATATATACTTATTCTCCGAGAATATTTCCGAATTCGTAAATCAAGGTCCTATCCAAG